GATTTGCGCCATCACCTCGCCGACTTCTACAGCCCGATTGGGCGCCCGTCGATTGATCCTGAATTGATGATCCGCATGTTGATCGTGGGCTATTGCTACGGCATACGCTCAGAGCGGCGGTTGTGCGAAGAGGCCCATTTGAACTTGGCGTATCGCTGGTTCTGCCGATTGAGCCTTGAAGATGAAGTCCCCAATCACTCGACCTTTTCCAAAAACCGACACGGCCGTTTTCGGGACAGCGATTTGTTTCGCTGGCTGTTCAATGAAGTGCTGCGTCGTTGCATGGACGCCGGTCTGGTCAAGGGCGAAGGCTTTGCCGTGGACGCCAGCATCATCAAAGCGGATGCGAGTCGGCAGCGCGGCGTACCGGGAGATGAACCGGTCAACCGGGGCGATCCGGCCCTGAGCACCCGCGCCGTGCGTGAGTATCTTGAGGCACTCAATGAAGAGGCTCTGGCCGAAACGCTACCGAAGCGTCTATCGCTGACTGATCCTCAAGCCCGCTGGACCGCAGCTCCAGGTGGCCCAGCGTTCTACGCTTACTCCACGAATTATCTGATCGATACCGAGCACGGCGTGATCATGGATGTGGAACCCACACCGGCTCATCGAACCGCAGAAGTCGAGAGCACCAAGACGATGATCGATCGCGTTGAGGCGCAGTTCGACATCAAGCCGGAACGCCTCATTGGCGACACCGCTTACGGTACCGCGCCGGTGCTGGCCTGGATGGTGGAGGAAAAAGACATCGAGCCGCATGTGCCGGTGTGGGACAAAACCGAGCGCAAGAACGACAGCTTTTCGAGTAACGATTTCCACTGGAATGAAGAGGCTGAGGAATACCGCTGCCCGGCCGGCAACCCATTGCGCAGCGAATGGCGAGCCTTCAAGAATGAGCGTTCACACGTCACCAAAGCCAACACCATCATCTTCCGATCCAGACAGACCGACTGCGCGACGTGTCCGATGAAAGCCAAGTGCTGCCCGAACACTGCGTTCCGCAAGATCGCTCGCAGCGTCCATGAAGCCGCTCGCGATGTGGCTCGGCGCATTGCAGCAACACCGGCATATCAGCGCTCTCGCCACGAACGTAAAAAGGTCGAAATGTTGTTTGCCCACCTCAAGCGCATCCTGAAATTGGATCGCTTGCGACTACGTGGCATGAGCGGCGCGACCGATGAGTTCACACTGGCGGCTGCGGTACAGAACCTGCGTCGACTGGCCAAACTTACATCCCAAGGGCCGCCTGCCCCGGGATAGGTGCGCCTGCACTAAGCCAAAAACCTCAAATTAACCCAATAACAAAGCAACAATGGTCAACGAAGGGCCGAGAAACCACTCAATGTGGTGAGTAGGTTCTCTGGTGGTGGCCGTGCCTGAGTTCAGGTGATCTGAAAATCCGACTTTTTCAACAGAATCGGCCAATACCAGCCCGTCGAAGATTTTCATGAGGGGTTAATTGAACCTCGCAATGAACGCTACGTGACAGGCCAGACGTTTGCACTCATCAGCCGTTGCCAATCACTCGCTCCACCTGCCGACCAACCTGCACACTTTGGAGGCTATTAGAATGTTACCCTCAACAACCCCACGAGACCGTTCTCATGCGCGTCGCTGGCTAACTGGCCGTTGTAGGTCAGGCTCAGGTTGGTACTCGGGGTCAGGGCTGCTTCCACCCCCAAATTGACGACCGTCACGTCCTCGGCCAGCGGTACCCCGGGGATCGCGAAGGTATTGGCGGTCCGGGCGAATGCGTTTTTGTCGGAGGGTTCGAGGTCACCGAACGTGTGGCGCCATCCCAACCCGCCCTTCACTCTCATGGGCATCTCGTTGGCGAGAAATGTGTAGCTGGGTCGCACTCCCAAGGTGCTGTACGTCACGTCGTTGTTGCTGCTATCCACGGTGAGAGCGGCAGGCCCACCTTGTTCGGTAAACCCATCGGCGCTCACCTTTACCCATGCGAGGCCGGCATACGGTTCTAGCACCACGGATCCCGCATGTAATCTGTACCCGACATCGCTGAAAACCTGAGTGGTATTGGCTGAGTAATCCGCGTGAGGAGAGTCACTAAAACTGTTGAAGTTTACCGTTCTGCGAGTATCGATCTCATTGACTGTGTAGCTGGTGCCGGCCTTTAGCGACAACGGCCCGAGCAGCGTACCGACGTACGCGCCAACGGTGTAATTTTCGCCATCGGCCGAGCCGTAGCGCGCGTCAGCATTGGACCGCGTGTAGCCAAGCAAAACGCCCAGTGTGGTGGAGTCGGTGATGCGCGAGTCAAGCCCCAGGAACGTCCCGCCGGTGTCAGCCGATAGGTCATTTTGTTCACGGTGGGCACCCACACCTTGCAACCATGCGGTAAGGTTCGGAGCCAGTTGCACCGTGTTGTCCGACTCCCGGTGGGGCGTGATCGGCGCACCCAATGGTGTGTCGAGACGGTCAAAGACCGCGTCCCGCACGAAGTGGCTATCCTCCAGCATAATGGTCATGAGTGATGGGTTAACCTGCCCCGACAATTGATCGAGAGCAACCCGGATTTCACCCACGGAGGGCAACAGGATGATCCCGCCGAGGATCGGATTTTCTGGCGGTAACAAATCCACGGCGCCCCCGGTCGAGGTTTGTGGCGGGGTGATCGCGATAGGTGGTTGGGGTGTATTGCCACCGGGAGGGACCACGACTATTGGGGGCAATGGTGTTCCGCCGATAGGTACCTGATTGCGGGCGACAAGGAAGTAGGCATTGTTCTGGTCGTAGGTGAGGCTGACGGTCGACAGCGGCAGCTGTCGGGTCGGGTAATTGAAGGTGCCGTTGACGCCGCCGTCGGCGGTGAGGATCGCGTACCGCTGGTTCACCACCGGGATAAAGCCGTTGAGTAAGGTGGTGGCATCGGCATTGTTCAGCGTAGCGACGTTGGTGGCATGAATCAGGTCGTGCGCGCCGCTTGGATTGAAGTCCACGATGTAATTGGCCGTGGGGGCGGTGGTCAGGTTTCCGGCGATGCTGAGGGTGCCAGTTGTATCGCGGGCCGGCCCTGGTGAAACGGCTCCGCTGATCGTGCTGCTCGGTAGTGTGCCGGTGCCACCTAGGAATGTTTCCGGGTTGGTGGTCAGCTGGCTGGAACTTGCAATTGAACCATTGACGAACAGCAACCCGCTGTTCAGGTTGGTCGAACCTGTGTAGGTGTTGTCGCCATTGAGAGTCACCAGCCCGCCGGGACCGCCATCACCGTCCAGGGCCAGAGAGCCCGAGCCACTGATCACGCCGTTCAGGGTTAAGCCGGTACCAACATCTTGCGTAAGTGAGGCGTTGCCGGTCAGGGTGACCGAGCGGTTTGTCGCAAAAGTCTGCTTGGTGTTGAGTCTGCCGTCGCCGATGGCCAACGTCCCAGTTGAGGCCCCGAGGTTATTATCCGCGTTGACTGAAACAGTGCCGGCGTTAATGGTGGTGCCGCCGGTGTACGTATTGTCTCCGTTCAGTACCAGCGTTCCACCGCCGTTCTGGGTCACACCACCGGCCCCGATGAGGTTATTGCCGATGACGATCAATTCGGAGGAGTTGCTGATCAGGCCGGAGCCGGTGAAGGCAATTGGAAAGCCTACTATTACGTAATCTTGACCATTGGCTGCGAATACCCAGGATGATGGGCCTACCCCGGGCGGGAAGGCCATTTCGACCCTGTTAGCGCCGCTACTGGCGAATAAAGCGTCCTCTCCCAGTCTGTCGGGGACCCCTTGCGGCGTCCACGAACCCGGGCACGTATAGCAACCAAATCCCGTCCAGGTGAACGTCTCGGCGAGTACCGGTGATACCTGCGCTAATCCGATCGTGAACACCAGGATAGGTAGATAACGCGCCACGTTGCTCTCCTCCGTTAGAACAGGGCACCTGATCGCGTCATACGCAGTGCAGCAAGTCGCCTGTCAGTCCGAGTTGTCACCCTTCGCGAAGAAGGCAGAGAACAGGTTAGTTGGGTTTTCCAAGACTCACCATTAGCCAACGGCGCATACGTTTTCATAGCCTGGTTCGCCAGTGCTCCTCGTCAAAGGCAGAAGTCGACCAGAGGTGCTTACCCCCTTTGTCCTCGAGCGTTATGAATATCTGCATAGGGTCATGTTCAGCCTTCATGACAGGCAGTAAACAGCAAAAAGCACTCATTCGCTAATATACGATCAGAGGCTTTGCGGATATCACTGTACTGACGCGCTGATATGGCAAACCAGGGAGCTGCAGACCTTGGGCTAGTACTTTACTGATCGGGTGCTCTGCTAAAGGAATGACGTAGTTCTAAATGCTATCTCACTACGGAGCTCGCCAATCAGATTCTCGATGGATTGAGCTGAGGTTAAGTTCGCTGTTGAAACCGCTGTGGCTACCAATTCTACGCGGCCAGTTTCATCCTCAAAAACCTCGATAACTAGGGAGCCATTGTGATTGTAGGTGCAGGTACAAGAGAGAGGTTGAAACCCACACTCAATGATGCGGCGAATCTCCCAAATGGAAAGCATGTTAATTCCGCCGATTTTTGATCACGAGCGGGAGATTATAGTTATGCCGCGTATATGCTTTTCTTTTGGCGACAAAATTTTAACATTTCATGACATCAAAGCTGCAGTTCGTAGCGATTCCTAGATGCTAATTTTTTGGTTGTATACACCACCACCGAGAGCGCTGTTCTCGGAGCAAAGTCGCATGGGTGGCAGATACGAAAAAACCTGCGGTTCCTAAATGGTGCGTCGGTTTTAAATCAGTTGATCCCAGATCATCGCAGCGGGCCGGCTCCCTGAGTTGTGGCTACCCGCCGGCAGAACGACTGACAACCTGGAACCAAGTCATATACCACTTGTCGATTCGCACACGAATTCACACAATTTAATAGTGGGTATTAGTACAATGTGCCTTGCTTCTTCAGCTTACCCCTCCCGCTGAAACCGTTCTGACCTAGCTGCAGCTAAATACAGTTGCAAGGATTTTTCTGTGCCTTTTCTCGCCACCATCCGCTCAACGAATCTGAAGAAGATACATTTATCATCGTCAGAAAATTGCAGCATCGAATGCTTCATCGACCAATATATTGACAGCAGAGATATTCCACCTGCCAGTCAGGTTCGGTGGAGTTTGCTAGAAGCTTTAGAGGAATTCCCAAGCGCGGGACGAGTTTCCCTTTATGAATTGAACGCATGGCTTGATAGCCGCCTCCAATTGAGGTCCTTGCACCCGAAAAATTTATATTTCATTGATGAGACAGCCGATCAAAAGCTCAACGCTTCTTGAGAGACAGTACATCCGAAAAGTGATCATTCAAGTGGATGCTTTCCTCTGGGGTAGAAAAGGCACCGCTAATGCGGGGCATAAGATGTAGTTAAGAAATCGCCTACGTTCGATGAGTTCGATAGAAATCGCCTCAATATCCGAGTTGTTCAGCGCTCGATCGTATGCCCTGATCAAAGCGTAACCACCCACCAACCCTGTTGTAGCCAACGCCGATCCTTGCCCGCCCAGAACATTCCGTCCGCTGAGGCACACCCCGGTCACGTCTTCGACGATGGGGCTGGTCCCGACTTTTATTTTGGACGTGGGCTCGTCGAACACGGCTAGGATAACTGTCCACTCTGTCGATTTATCACCGTTTTCCAGTCGACTGGCGGCCGAGATACTTTCGTAGAAGCCGTTCGCACCTGGTGCGAGGATCTGGGCGCCGGAAGCCATCAGACGCGCCTGATTCGCTGCAAATATGGAAACCTTCACGACCATCGCGTAAGTCATCGACTGGCCGTTTTCTGCCCGTAGTGAGAGGCAGAAAACGGCCGATTCTGTTGAAAAAGTCGGCCATGGTTTCCACGGCAAAAAAGTACGCGCTTGAGATCGAAATCTTTTCTTAGAGCAGAGGATTCCGGGCTCAGATTTCGCGTAGCTGCGCGCAAAAAAGGCGTTTTCAGCAGTCAATACGCGGGCAGTCTGGAAGGACCGACTTTTTCAACACTATCGGCCAAAAGCTGACATCGGGAACCCGCCAAAAGGCTGGGGAGCTAGACGGAGGGGGCTACCTTAGCTTTTTACCAAATGGTAGATAGTTCCCGCACAAAGTTACTGCTATGGAAATGCCTCCCAGAACCAGTGCGTAGAGTACGTAACTTCCTTCTAAGCCAAGCCCCCAAGAGAACACCAAACCCAACGCACAGAATATGCAGAGTATTTGGGTGCCGTAGGCGACATCAGCAGTTGAAATAGCCCGCATATCTTCCCTCGCAAAGTGATGGCGTTGATTTCTCTAGGGTTGCGTAAATAGTCCAGTGTAGTCCAATAGAAACGAAATCCGCTCTCAACAGTCTACGAGTCCACGTATCTACTTCGGCATCAGAACCGTATCGATGACGGTATGACTCCACTGGTTTGTATGGCATCTCCTTAATTCTTCCATCCTGAGAATGAGGGTGATGGATTTACGCAGACGACGGAGACCTCGATGCATCCCGGCGAAAATAAAGGGAACGCTGCTTTCGGCCAAATGCAGTTTCACTCGTGACGTTGGGCATGATGCGTTGCAGCTGTTTGCCTTAGACATAGCGAACCGAAGGAAGGATTAAAACAACAGGACAGGACATGCCTTCGTTCAGCATCGACGGGCGGCGCACGTATGCTGACATACTACGATTTCGTCGCTGCAACCACTTATCGAAATAGTTCCGTTTAATTGGAAATTACCTGACCAGCGGTCTAGGGTTTGTCTATGCGCCGCCGTCCGGGCTACAGCTCAAGTCGGCCAATTTGGCCGAACACATGGCAGATGCATCCCTGCGGAGGTCGCTATGCGGCACAATAAAATCGATGATTGGGGTCTCTTTATGGAACCCCTTGCGGAGAAGGAACTCGCACTTTTTCTAGACAGTTGCTTGCGTGAAAATGCCCCAGGTCTTCTACCTGAAGCACTGAGACACATTGCACTATTGAAAGGCTTTACCGCGCTTTCGCGTGATACGGGTATTCGCCGAACATCGCTTTATCGATTGCTTTCCCTTGAGGCGGACCCGAGCTTTTCGGACATTCTCAAAATCACCCGCGCTCTGGGCTTCAAGCTGCACTTTGAGGCGCTGTCCACCCAAGGGAGCCCAACAATAGCGGCCCGTGATGTGGGTCGATAACAGTCGTCCGAATAGCCATACACTGTTGATCACCTGTGAAACTCGCTAAAGAATCTGAAAGCCCTCTGTATCGGGGCTTTCAGCAAATAGACTCCGCCGTCCTGAGATTAAAAAGCCTTCGAGTTCCCCGTGAGATTTCATAGCGTATCGTTGATCAAGGATACGCTCGATGAGGCACCTGTCTCTCTTAGCACAGCACCGTTTAGTGAGGCACCCGACGCAGTGACGATGGTACCTACGGGCACTTCTACGCCCACGCTGAGGGGCTCGAAATAAGGTTGACGCCAACACCAGACAAGCCAGGCAACTGCGTGGTGAGAATGGAGGTGTCCTCGGGCTGGGCAAGCTAACCTTTAATAGACACATGAGGGTGGGGCTTAGTGATCGATACGCCCCAGCACAATTGGCCTCTGGTTTGGTCACTGCATGTACTGACGCATGTTTGGCATTGAATGGCATGGATGGGCGCACGTTGCGCCATTTTCCCGTCTTCGCGAACCCGTCTTCTCTGGTTCACTACCCGCTAGCCTTTTACCCCCCTCCTCCCCGTAAAAGTGCAACGCTCAATGCACATCCAAACGCAAAAATACCCATTCCAAATGTAATCGCAATAAACAGAGGATATTTCCACAAGGGTCTAGCTCCTATTGCTGTCATGCGTAAATTTCTTGGTAGAGACGTTGGAGCAAAATCCAAGCCAATTAAAAAATTGGATCAAGGGCGCATGCCACCGACGAAGTGGCCATTCTTCGGGTCGGATAGATCCTCTTTTTCTGAGGAAAATTGCCCACAATTGGGTATTGCTCTGCCTAAATAAAATAGGCGATGGGCGACTCGACCTACGCCACTCATTTATTCTCCTCCCAAACCACGGAGGCAGGTTCCTGCCATTGAACTTCGGTTACCCCGAATCGCTCAGCCATCGGCTTGGAATAGCGTTTTAACGGCGGACGACCAGGCTTGGGTATAGGAACCAATCCTGCGTCGCAACTCGCCCATTGCCACGCCTCCGCATTATTCATCAACGCAGCTCGAATGATGAATGTCTTGGCCTGACCATGGAGCAGGTAGCTAATGCGGTAAAACTTCATATCGCCTCTCAACCGTCTTGCTATGAGCTAGAGAGCTGAATGCGTGGAAAAAAATTCAGAGGAAATGACGGTTAGCACTTCACTCCATCGCAGCACCACCGTACGTCGCCATCAGTGAACACGCAGTAGCCGCTGGGCTCTACCGAAAAAGTTTGCGGAGTGGCCGGCATGTACAACGGAGCGAAAATTTTGGCGTACGCCAGATGGCACGAATTATTGACCAGTACTGAAAACTCGATGAGCACGAATCAGAAATATGACGAGTTATTGAGACTGGCCGATGAGTATCGAAGCCAGGGAATCATTGATGCGTATGAAAGAAACGTCATGATCGAGATGGCAACGGCTGCCTACGCGCGTTCAATAGCCCGAGTGTAGGGCGTGGCCTTTTACGTCTCACCGGTGCGCCGGGTAGTTCACCGAGGTGAGATAGTAATGTTGCGCCTCCCTAAATTCGTCATCGACAATCGTGCGCAGAAATTTTTTATTTTTTTGCTTCTAACTCGAAAGACTCCACACTGAATTCATAGGAATAACGGTTCGTAGTGCCGAACCAGTCCTGTTGGACCCTTTGATCATGATTAGCGTCGATGATTTCCGTTTCAAATCCCATAAGGTTTTACTGGAACTGGATGCGGCAACGAACCAACTGATGATGCTCGTCGTCGCCAATGACATCTCGGGCACGCGCTGGACTGAAGCTACGATGCGCCAGAAACACGCCTATGACGCATGGGCAACGCTACTTCGTGGCATTGAAACCGATCCGATGCCCTGCCTTGATGGTCGACCGCCTGGCAGCTTTTCCCCACCTCGGAATGATCCGCAGCGCTGACAGCTTGCTCACATTCTTTTGGGATTAAATTGATGAACCGTTCGCCGTTTTCAAAAGCGATGGCGGTCGCTTTGCAGGAATATCGGGAAGCTCACGAGGACGTTATAAAAGCCATTCGCGAAGGTCGGGCATATGGTCAGTCATGGGAGCTCCAGCAGCACCGTCTTGCAGGTGCGCTGGACGAATGGGGGAAATTGCCAAGAAAGTTTTACGGCGCTCCGCTAGATCATCAACAGCCGAAAAAAACAGAAAGCGACTGATCGGCGCCTATTTGTAAGGGGCCTTAGCAACCAGCGGAATCTGCCAATGCGGGTATACGTTGGTGAACGCGAGCCACTGATGGTGTCTCATGCCAACAATCTAGCGCTTAGAATTTTTTGCGAATTCGTTCTGGATTTCGCCTAATGCCCGCCATGGGTGGCATTCAAAAATCAGTGCCTTGCATCCGGAAGCATGAAGGAACGCATTTTCTCGGTCCGATTCCGGTTGTCCAGCTCCGCATTTTCTGCAAGTTATGACGCTATCTGACAGCGTCCAGCACCCATGCCATTCGAGAAGCCTATCGAGCGGAGTCATACGCCTAGCCTGCAAAAAGTTGTACAGCACTAGCCTGATTGTAGAAGATTTTTATGTGTTGGATAGTCAGGTTCACGCCGTCATCGCTGCTTTTCATCTGCGTTCGCAACGAGGGCTCCGCCCAAATGTAGGCCAACCGAACTATTGGGGGGACGCTTTAATCAGGCTTATGCACGAAAGAATGGATAGTTGGATTCTCACGTTCTGTGGGTCTGTTTTGCGAAAATACCAACGAGGTATCCATTAGCCCGCGAAGGGTCTGGTGAGCTCGACGTTCTCGATCCACAGCGGCGTGCCAACGTTCGCCAAAGGCCTTGCTGGTGTTAACCAAAGCCATAACCTCAGCCGTCGCGGCATCCAGCTCTTGTCGAGCGCGGCGTAAATCTTCGATGAATTGATGGGCAGACATGATTCGTCCTAGGTGCGGTCGTTTAATCAGTATAGGCGCTCGTTCCTGTCGTCTTTTCGAAGGAATTTTTAATACAGCCCAATATCATCAATTCATGAGCGTCAGGAGAAACTGATGATCACAGGGCTGTTCGTATTGATTACAGGCTTTATGTCAGCCCAATTAATACTTCATTGGCTTGAAAGCGGACGAACACTGTAAAAGCCTGGCCTTGGGCGACGATGCGGGCCTTGTGTTAGCCCCCGAGTTCTGGACGAGCGCCGATCAAACGCGTTTCAGTCCAATGGCTGAGCGGCTGAGCGGGCTGAGCGTTTTGGTCTCACCAGTGCGCGGTGCGCGGCCTGGGAGGATGTAGAAAATGAATGAACGTAAATGCTTCACCGATGAGCGGTATTGGGACGATAAAGTCGCTTCCAATACCAAACTATTCCACGAAGCCGATCGACTCGAGGGTGAAGCCTACGAACTGATAAAGGACGACCGGAGTCCGCAAGCGTGGGCCAGGTTTACCGCAGCAAAAGCAAAAGCCGACGCAACGCGTGCCGCTGCATTCGATGATTGGCAACGTTTAAAACGCCTCTTGGCAGGTGAGAAGGTTACTTAAAGGCGGGATGAACAGGATGGTCCTTTTCCCCTGCTATGGACCGGCGATGCCAAAAAAAGCCCGCACGTCAGTGCGGGCAATTGGGAGAAACACGAGCTGCCTGGCATGGCCAATACAGGCATATTTATAGATCTCGTGCAAATCTCAATGGTTCGTTTTCTGTCTGGCGTTCCTACAACCAACTGATGAACGGCAAATATAATTTCTAGCGGCACGTTTTGACTCCCGACACCGCCAGTCGTGTCTTTCCTTTTTCGATGGAACCAATAGTGTATTTCCACCCGTCGTGAATCTGCTGTGTTGCCCTAAACTTTCTGTTTTTTCCCATCGTCGGAATTAGACGAGCAATGCTCGTGTTGATAACCAGATGAGGTGAATAGAAATGGCTAATTCAGGAAACGACAATCCAGGCAATTTCGCTAATGACCCAGAAAAGGCTTCTGAAGCGGGTAAGAAAGGCGGATCAGTGTCTGGCGGCAATTTTGCCAATGATCCGCAGCGAGCCTCAGAGGCAGGCCAAAAAGGTGGCCAGGCGTCGGGAGGACGCCAATCAAGCGAATCTAGTCAATCTGACGGTGGCCAGGGAAGTGGTCGCGGCGGAAACTTTGCCAATGATCGGGAGAAAGCCTCTGAAGCGGGGCGTAAAGGAGGTGAACAGAGCGGTGGTGGAAATCGTAAACAGTGATGCCGTTTAATCTCACCAAGCCCCGGATGGTTCGGGGCTTGGTTGATATCCACGACCGACGCCGTTGACGTTTTCGCCAGCTCTGGCGCGCGAATGGCTGAACCCGGCCACATTACGAGCGCGTGAAACAAAGGTGCTGCTACAAGGAGAGAGCAAACCTAATCGTTCGAATGATTCAGGTGGCCGGTGCCATCGGTAATGTTCGCCAATACAGTTCGAGCTGATAAACCCCATGGAGCTAAGCAACCTACTACTCCGAACTAGGCCTTAAATCGATGCCAAAGATTTGAGGCGTTCTTCCAGCGCAGATTCGAAAACAACGTAAAGATTTTCTGCATCTCCAGTCCGCAAGGCACCCACTGTTTCCATCCGAAGAACGAACCCTTCCGCCCGAGCTCCAGCCTTCACTGCAATAATCAGTGTGTCAGCGCGAGCTATCTGCGCCAGAAGGCGGTCCGCTTCCCGCTTCATCTTGTCGTTTAACACCACGTTTTGCACGACAGCGCACCTCTAGTTCCACATCCAATACATCACCCATAGGACCGCTGATGTCCACACGAGCGTCATCAGAATTGAAAGTCCAATCAGTTGTTTGTCCATGAGAGGTCAGCTTCAAAAAGTTTGAATATGAGTTAGAACCCATCTCTAACAATGATAGTCGGAGGCCAACACGGCGTTACATCGATCAGCTATAAATAGGCTCAGTCTAAAACAGTCCCCCTAATGCTGCCGGCTCCCAGTTCATGATCACCAGTTCGCCACTGACCTCGGCCTTGCCCTGTCGCTGGTTGGTTGTGGTGTAGCGGATGTCCAGCGTTTCGAAGTGAAAGCCTTCGAACACACGGCGGATGTCGGGGTGATCGTTGATGCTGACCATCACCCTGCCCTTGCAGCGACGCATGAAGTCGGCCATGCGCTCGTAGTTCTCAAACGGAAAATCCACCCCATAACCTGCGGTCTGCCAGTACGGCGGGTCCATGTAGTGGAAGGTGTGAGCCCGGTCGTAGCGTTCGGCACATTCCAGCCACGGCAGGTTCTCGACATAGGTGCCCGACAGACGTTGCCAGGCGGCCGAGAGGTTTTCTTCGATGCGCAGCAGGTTGATCGACGGGGCGGTGGTCGCGGTACCGAAGGTCTGCCCGGAGACCTTGCCGGCGAAGGCATGGTGCTGCAGCTAGAAGAATCGAGCGGCACGCTGGATGTCGGTGAGGGTTTCGACGCGGGTCATTTTCTGCCACTCAAACACCTGGCGCGAACTAAGCGCCCACTTGAACTGGCGCACAAACTCTTCGAGGTGGTTCTGCACCACGCGGTACAGCGTCACGAGGTCGCCGTTGATGTCGTTGAGCACTTCCACCGGCGCCGCCTGCGGTCGCATGAAGTACAACGCGGCACCGCCGGCAAAGACCTCGACGTAGCATTCGTGAGGGGGAAACAGCGGAATCAGGCGATCGGCCAGACGGCGTTTGCCGCCCATCCAAGGGATGATAGGGGTAGACATGGATAGCAAGACCTTTACTGTATAAATAAACAGGTGCTAGGCTCGCTCTGCTTTGTGCACAGAGCAGGAGCCTTGGCGGGACTTGCAGGGACAATCTGCGGGGACGGTGGCCAGGCTGGATGTTGACGCATCCAGCCTGGCCGCTCCTTTTACTTCGGGGTTGAAACCTCTTCGACTTACGGCTGATCGCCCTCCTGGACCATCAACCAGGCACTTCAAGCACGACTTTCTGCGGCTTCCCTGACGCCTTGGCCTTACCCTCCTTGCCGCCATTACACTCGACCGACACCGTCCAGCCGGACGGGGTGAAGGTGTGATCCACTGACTCCACCAGATACTCGCCATCCAGCCCGCGTTTGAAGCCTTGCGCCTCGATCATGCATTCGGCAAACAGGTCGGTCCGGCCCGGCAGATCGAGGCGCACCGAGGCCGTTGAACGATTGAACGCCGCCAGGCGTGCCTTCGCCGCCTCATCGGCCGCCGTGCGGTCCGGGTAGATATGGCGATCAGTGTGCACCGGCGGCAGGCCCTCGGGCACGTTGGGGTTGTCCAGGTGCGATACCATCAATTCACCGCTGGCCGGGTCCTGGTACTGGGTGCTGACGCCCTGATGGGCACTGCGATCGCTCAAGCGAAACTGCCAGCGGGTCACGTCATTGCGTTGCAAGGTGATCACACCCAAGGCCTTGCCACTGGCGCTCTGCCCGCCCTGACGCGGCAGGACCAATAGCTTGCCGTCGGCCACCTTGGCGGTGCAGTCGTGTTTCTTGGCCAGACGGGTGATGAAGTTGAAATCCGATTCGTTCAGTTGGTCCATGCGCGATACACGAGTGTCGACCGGGCACGACGGCTGCCAGCCATTGCGCGCCGCCACGTCACCGACGATCTGCGCCAGGCTGACATCCTCCCAGCTGCCGCTACGGGTGGTCTTGCCGCTGCCGCGCATGTCGCTGGCCTTGCCGCTGATCACCAATGTGTCCGGCGGGCCAGAAACCGCGACTTCATCCACGGTGTAGCGACCCATGCGGGTCAGATCGGCGCCGGCATAACCGAGGTAGACCTCGATACTCGCGCCACGCACGGGCAGCGATACCGCGCCGTCGCGGTCATCAATGCGCAATTCGAACGTATCCGAGGCCATGCCGGGCCGATCGGACAGTTGCAGCGAGACCAGTCGATCATTGATCAAGCTGGTGATGTCGGCGCCGTCGGCGACGATACGGAACAACGGTTGCATGCTCGCCCTCCAAAAAAGCAAACGCCCGCATTTCGCGGGCTGAGTCACGGGATCAATCCCACAGTGAAATCACGTTGTCGGGCTCGATCACCAGCTCCGGCAGCGTGATCAGCAAGCCCGCCCGGAACGGTTGTGGCTCATCGGCCAAACTCTGATTGGCCGCCAGCACCGCCTCGACGCTGCGGTTCAGGTGGCCGTAATAGTGGTGGCACAGGGTGTCGAGTAGATCCCCGTCAGCTGTTCTGCAAGTCATCGCCATAACGGACAAACTCCAATGAAAAACCCTGCTTGCGCGGAATGGCGCCTGGCAGCAAGGCGCTTTGTTCCTCGTCGATAGCGGTCAGGCACCAGTTGCCCAGCACCTCGCCATAACCGGTGGTCAGGTTCAACGGCAACAACTTGGCGCCGATGCTGCGCAGCGTATCCAGCTGCTTCAAGCCGCCTTTGTAGTTGGGGTAGATCGCGCCTTTGATCGTGATTTTTTCCTCGCCCAGCCCCACCGCCTGCTGCGCCGGGCGCCGGGTCAGGCGCTCCTGCGCGGCCCAGCGAAACGACGTTTGCCGGCGCAGCTCGTCAAAGGCCGCGGTGTCCAGGTTGAAGTAATACGGCCGCTCGCTGGCCTTGAGCGGATAGATGATCAGCAGGTGCGGAAACGGCTTCACCGCGTCCGGGATCGGCGTCATGTCGCCAGCAAACCATTCCGTGGGGAAGATGTTCCCCAGCGCGGCATTGGCCTTACCGGCGACCTTGCTGAACGCCGCGCCAACGCGGCCAATCTGCTTAGTCAGTGCGGAAAAGTGCTCCTCGAACCCGGCCAGTGCGCGCTGGGTCTGGTTGTAGTAGCTGGCCACCTTGCCGATCTTGGCCTGGGCCGAGTTGATTGCACTTTGCAGACGCCGGGTCTTGTCACTCAGGTCTTCGCTGATAAAGGGCAAACCTTCCAGCGCATCGGCCGCCCCGCTGATTTCATTGAGCGCGCCATTCATTGGCCCGGTCATCGACTCGAGGTCAGTGCGGCCGGCTTCACCGGCGTCGACCATGTACTTCAGCCCGCCCTGCAAGTGTTGCAGGTAGGTTTTTTCATCCGACATAACACTTCCTTAGCCCACATGGGGCGCATCAAACAACTGGCGGGCCCGCGCCTCCCGGGCGAAGTCTTCAAACTGTCGCTGCAGGTGCGGCATCAGCGCTTGGGCCAACTGCGCCGGGTCTTTCACATCGCCCTGCACGGTAATGACCGGGGCCGGGGCGAAAGTGAATTGTTGATCGACCTTCGGCCATTCCGGTGTTTTTACCGCCGTGCTCGACATCAATGCCGCCGCCGTCACCGGCGCGGCGGGAGCGTTCTCCATCGAGCGTACGACCGCGCCCACTTCCTGGCCGGTAGCCATGGGCAAGATGCCGATCGGCGCTTTGGCCGGCGTGTCCGGCCCGCCAAACAACGCCTTGCCCAGCGTCGCGCCCAGCTCACCGCCGCCCCACGCGCCGACGATGCCACCGATCACTCCGCCAATCGCGGTGCCGAGCAGCGGAATGACCGAACCAATGGCCGCACCGGCTGCTGCACCCGCCAAACCGCCGGCCAGCCCACCCGCGGCCTCGCCGTAGCCCTCGGCCTTTTCATCAAGGGTGGTCGCATTCTGGTACGTGTCCAATGCCTGAACGCCGGCACCGACCACCGCCAGCGCCCCGCCCACTTTCATGCCACGGGACATTCGACTGGCAGGGCTTTTGCCCTTTCCGCCCTTCCCTTCTTTGCCGTGATCCAGCCCGTCGTTATCGCCGTCATTCGCGTTGGTCACGAACACCCGCTGGACGATGTTGGACCGGTCGCCGGCCGAACCGCGCGCGATGTTGGCCAGGCCCCGACCGATCTTCAGCGTGGCCCAGGCTTTGCCCAGCACCAATGCGCCGGCACTCACTGCCGCCAGGCCCAGCACCACTTGGGGCGCTTGCTCGGACAACGCGGTCAAGCCCCGCGCCGCGCCGGCGATACCGGTGGCCAGCGCATCCGTCGCCGGGCGCAGGGCATCACCAATGGCCCGCAGCGAATCGTTGAACGCTTGACCGGTTTCGGCCCAGCGTTGCGACGAGCTTTCGCGACGCTCACTCAGGTTCTTGTCGAGAATGTCCTTGCGCGGACCGCTGGGGTCCGAGGCGCCTTTCTTCAGGTCCGCGTAGAATTTTTTGTTCTGGGTGTACGCCATCAGTGCGGTCTTGACCTGCATGTCGGCAAACAGATCGCCGGTCCGCAGGGTGGCGGCCAAGGCATCGGCCATCGCTTGCGCCTTGGCCGGGTCCGTCTCCTGGCTGATCTGGGTCAGCCCCTGATCGAACTGCTTTGATTTTTTCGGGTCGGTCTTTTCCACATACCGGCGCGCCAGTTCGAAGCTGGCCTCGAAAGTCGACAAGCCCTTGCCAATGGCCGCGTTCATCGAGCCCTGATAGTCAATTCCGGCATCGGCGTACCCTTTGACCGTGTCCTCCGAGCCAATTTTCGCGACCCAGTTTTTCAGGTTGTTCGCCGCTTCATCCGCACTGCCGGCGCTCTTGATCTGCACCTGCAGCATTGCCCCCAGTTGCGTGACCGCTTCCTGGCCGGTGATGCCGGTGCCGGCCATCTGCGCCAACAGCTCCGGAAACCACTTGGCCATGTAGGCCGCCTCGAAGCTGCCTTGCTGGCCCAGCAGCGCCACCGACGCCAAGGCCTGTTCCATTTTCTGCGGGTCGGTGATCTTGGCGTTGTTCTGCATCGCCAGAATCATCTTCGCCGTATCGGCGCCCGACGCCCCCTGCCCGACCGCAAACTTGGCGGCCACCGGTGCATATTTCAGCGCTTCGGTCAGATCCATGCCGCCACCGACCAACTGGTTCACCAGTTCGGCCACTTGGGTGTTGGCCATGCCGGTGTCTTTTGAGGTCTGGACAATGTCGCGGGCGGTGTTTACTTCCTGCTGCGTGTTGGCGGTACCGGACTTGATCGCGATGTCGCGAATGATCGCCTGAAAGTCCGCGCTGACCTTGGTCGGTACGGCCGCCAGCGTGGTACCGGCCACCGCCGTGCCAAATCCACTGCGCAGGCTTTCCTGCCCGTCCTGCACCTGACCCATGCCTTTGGCCTTGAACTCGGCACTGCGCACCACCTTGCCCAGGGCCATGTATTCTTTACTCAGGCGCCCGACCTCAATCCCCTGCTTTTTCAGGCTGGCGTTATTGGCCTCCAGCTTTTTTAGCAGCGCACCGGCATTCGCCGCGCCGCTGTCATAGGCTTTTTTCCATTCATCGCGCAGGCGCATGGTCTCGCCGATGACTTTCTGCAAACCTTTGGCGCGCATGGTTTGCGCCTCGAGCTTTTTCATTTCGCCGCTGACGTTCTTGAAGGCGGCACCGAGTGAAGAATCGACGGCGCCGCCAATCACCAGCCCGAGCGAGAGTTTGTTCGCCATGGAGGTTACCTATGGGAGCGAGGATTAGGCTCAGTCCGTGAGCCACCAGACCATCTCGGAAAACGACAAGCCCTGAATCTCGGCCGCTGAAAAATTCAGTTCAGCGGCCAAACGTTTGGCCAGGGCTTTTTGCAGCTTGGGGTTAAACCCCGTCGTCTGCTCCCAGACGAAAATAGGCGGTCTGCAGACGACGGTAATCACGCATCAGCAGCCCCTCCAGATCGCCCCGACCGATGGTTGCCAGACTGCAGAACAGGACCATTTCCTGCTCTTCTTCGTTGCTCCCGCCTTGCAAGGTGGCGGCACGCATTTCGCGCACCGTCGGCTCGCGCAGAGTCAGCTTGTCGACCTTGATACCGTTGGCCTCGCTCGGTCGAGACAGGACGACGGTGGCGATGCCATCACCCAGTTGCAGCCACTTGGGCAGGGCGTTGTCTTTTGCATTGCTCATGGTGTGGCTCCTTACATGCCCAAGGCAGACCGCACGGCGGCCAGTTGGTCGATGCCGTCGATAACGCGGATCGAGTTGAGGGGATCAATTTCAAACATCACGCTGCCGTCGATTTCCAGCTTGTAATAGGTCACCGCGACGGCGTACTTGAACTCGCCTTTTTCGCCCGCCTTCCAGTCCCCCGGATCGACTTCCTTGAGTCCGCCACGCAGAGTGGCGATCACACCTGTGGTCGCACCTCCCTGCCCCTTGAAGGCACCGCGGAACGAAGCGTTGAACCCGGTCAGGTCGGCCTGGCCGAAGAATTTCAGCACCTCGCGGCGCACGCCGTTGGTGAGGAAGCTGGCTTCCAGCTTTTCCATACCCATGTCGAGCTCCACTGCCGCGTCCATGCCACCCGCGCGGTACTCGTCGGTCTTGAGCGTCAGCTTGGGCAGGGTCAGGCTCGGCACGTCACCTTGCAGGCTGACACCGTCGACAAACAGATTGGTGTTGTAGAGCACTTGCGGAATCATAAAGCGGCCTCTTTAGGCAACAGCACTTCCGGGACCCACTGATCGGTCACCTCCATGCGGTGGATGGACTCTTCGCCCGACAGCAGCTTGGTGAGCCAGACGTTCCAGTACGCCTTGCCCTCGCTGAGTGTGCTGCCGGTGTTCAACTCTTCGGGGGCGTACACCTCGACATTGATGCTCGCTCCCTGGCTGTTCAGGTCGCGAGTGAATGCCTGCAGGCCGGCGGTCACTTCCTTGACGTAGGTGTTGGTGATCGAGTGATCGACCGCCCATTTGTGCGCATAGAGGATGGCGTCCTTGACGATCTCCAGCAGGCGCACCTGGGTGCACACGTCGGTCTTAAGGGTCACTTTGGGCAAAATCATAAAGCGGCCTCCTCAGGCGGCGGTGTCCAGCACTTCAGTGATCCACTGATCGGTCACCTCCACGCGGAAGTTCGGGTTTTCGGCCGGCGGCACGTCGGTGAAACGGATGTTCCAGTACACCTTGCCGTCGCTCAGTTCGCTGGACGTGTTCAGCTCTTCGTCGGCATACACCTCGAAGTTGACGATCGCGCCTTGGTTCTTCAGGTCGCGCATGAAGGCTTGCAGGCCTTCGGTCACGTCCTTGACGTAGGTCGCGGTGATCGAGCGGTCCACCGCCCACTTGTGTGCGTAGAGGATGGCGTCCATGACGATGTCCAGCGTGCGCACGCGGGTGACGAACTTCCATTTCGGATCGCTGGACAGCGTACGGTTGCCCCACAAGCGATAGCCGTCATCACGAATGATCGTGGTGATGTTCGCGTTGTTCAGCACGTTGGCCCGGCAGGAAGGATCGCCGTCGAGAAACTCGATCGGGCGCGTAGTGCCGGTGATGCCGACAAACTCCTTGTTCGACGGCGAGGCCCAGAAACCGTAGGTGGCATCGGTCCAGGCAAACAGACCAGCGGTCCAGGCCGAAGCCGGTGCGTTGATCGTGGCACTGGTCGTGGTGTCCCAGAACTGCACGCCCGGATCGACCATATAAGCGTGTTTGCTGCCGAAATTGGCGGCATAGGCAATCGCCGCTTCGTCGGTGGTGTTCGGCCCGTCGATGATAGCCATGGCGCGCATCTTGTCGCCCAACGCCACCAGCTCGGTGGCCACCGCCAGTGTCGACGAGTACCCCGGCGTCACCAACAATCGCGGCTGGGCGTTGAACTTGCTTTTGCCGTTGAGCAACGCCTGCATGCCGGTACGGGTGCCGTCGGCCCAAACGCCGCCGATGATCGCGGACAGTTGCTCGGCCGCGTCGTCCAGCAACGGCACACCGACGGCGACAATCACCGCCTTCGACCGCTTGAAAATAGCCTTGCAGTCCTGGGTGATCGCCGCATCCGGCCCCCACGCCGCGACCGCTTCGCTTTCGCGGGTGATCAGCAGCAGTTCGTTGGCGGCGGCCGTGGCCGGCGGGCCCACGGTAAAGGTGTTGCACAGGCCGATGATCGACGCGGACGGGGTGGCGATGTGGCGTGCCCCGGTGTCCACTAGAGTCACGGTGACGCCGTGAAAAAAACTCATAAAGTGATGCTCCAGAAACGAAAAAGCCCCGCATAAGCGAGGCGTTCGGGCTAGTTCTTGTAACGCGTAACGGAAAAGAAAACGCCCGGCAAGGCGGGGCGTCAGGGGGGCTGCTGATCCGGTTTATTCGGCCATGTAATCGTTAAGCGGTCGGCCTCACTGGACGCAGGGTGGAATCCGGGAAGTCTGGCGACTGGGGCCAGTTGCGAAGGTCCACGCGGTACTGCCGCCACTGCACAGGCGTGCTCACAAAAGCAGGGTCACCGTCCTCAGCTTTCAGCAGTTCCACGTCCGCAACTGTCAGCTCATGATCACGCCACGAACGCTCAGCATGTTCAGCATGGACAGCGATTGCAGGGCTTACTGGCAGGGCACCAACATCGACGCTGTATTCCTCAATATAATTGAATACCGCTACAGTGGCCGGGGCGTCATCACCTGGAACTGCCGTAAATGGAATCCAACCGTACACTTCGTGAAGAACTTCACAGTCAACAGCCCCATCCTTTAACTGCTTCAGGTTTTTAACTTCGTAAACCCACGGTGCAGGTGGCTCAGGGGGCGGTGGTATTTCCGGTGGAACAAACTCAGGAATAACGTGTGGTTCAATAACTTCGCCAAGCATTAGGCGACCCTCTTACAAATAGTTGTTGAAAAGACATTCCCCGCAGAACTATTTGAAACGCCCCCGCATACCATCCAAGTGCCGCCGGGAGCCCCATAGTTCTCGCCACCCGCGTTTGACCAACCCAGATAACCCCCTTCCACTAATGTTCCCGGTGGTATTGCGCCCGTGTTTATATTCTTAACAACAATAAACATCCCATAGGTGCCCACGCCGCCGATCGGTTGCGCAGCTATTTGGGACATCAAATTCCAATAGGCGATATAGTTGGCGGCGATCCAGCTACTTAAATAGCCGCCCCAAATTGGCCCGTAACTGTTGCCATCAGTGCCAAACATGGCAACACCGGAGCCGGAATAACAACCGCCACCTGCGTAAAGTCCTGCGTTCGCTGTAATGTTGCCGTAGGACAACATGCCCGCCGCGTAAGCCGTACCTCCGATAGATATGTCAGTGCCAACGTTTGCCGTGTTCAAGAGATTGGCGTGACCAGAAACCTGTATGCCATCGACGAAAGCTGGGGCACTCAGTGCTGCGTACAAGGCCGGGTCAAAATTTGATGTATCCCAGACGGTTTCCCATTCGTCCCAAACACCGGCAATTAAGGCCCGGCGGTATAGGGTCTGGTCGTTAAACCCATATAGCTCCTGAAAGGCGTATTGCCCCGGTGTAATAACCGAGACGCGAACCCAACCCTCATAGAGCTCACCATCTGGTCCACCCGTGCAATCAGTGACGTAATACAGGGCCGTTGCGGTGTTCAGGCCACCGATATCAGCATCACTGACGATATAGGCAATCCCGCCCCAGCCGAACGCTCCGACCTTCATCAGCGCATCGGGCGTTTCATCGTGTAGATCGGATTGAGCATCCAGGTACGCCGCGGTTCCTAGCCCCAGGTCATCACCTGTCAGCTGATCACCGCCTGTCACCAAACCTTGGGCATTCACGCTGACGGTGGAATAGGTGCCCGCGGCAACGCCGCTGTCGGCCAAAGTGATCGCTATGTCAGCGTTGGCGGTACCATCAAACGACACGCTGCCGCTAGCCGCCCCGGATACGCTCAGCGTGCGCGCTGTTTCCAGTTGGGTGGCCGCCACCGCGGTTCCGTCGACGGGCAAAGCGTCGGTGATGCCGTAGCCAGCCAGAGTGGTCGGGTTGGTACCGGCGACCACCCGCCCAAGGGCATCGACGGTGACACTGCGAAAGGTGCCTACGCCTGCCCCACTGCCACCCGCGATCATGTCGAACTGCAAACTGGTGGTACCGAGGTTGATCGGCGCGTCGGTGACCAACTGCCAGAGGCTGTCGCCATTGACCGTGCCCTGCTCCACATGGATGAACAACCCCGGGGTCACTTCCGGACTGTTGTCAGCATCAGCGGCCCGCGTCCAGCTGTCGGCGCTGGCGACATAGATCCCGTTGTCCTGTGCCAGCGCCTGAGCGGTGACCAGCACTCGGTCACCGGTGGCCACAGCCACGTTATCGACCGTCTGCAGATTGCTGAGGGTAATGGCGGCGGTCGCCGCCACCCGCGCGGATTGTTTGTGATCCAGCTTGGCCAGTTCCTCCTGAATCTTGAGGTCCACGTATTCACGCGTGGCCAGCACGACGGCGGGGTCAATCTTCAGCACGATGTTCGCCGAGCTGCTGACGATGAAATTCATCCGCACGACCTGAGTCTTGCCGCTGCCCTGGTCGAGCAACTGTTTATAGCTCGGCGCACAGTTGGCCACCGCCACCAGATCGCCGTCGACGTCGTACAGGCCGATCTCGCGAATCCACTCACCGCCGACTTCCGGTGGAATGATTTGCTCGGTGATCACGGTGTTGGGGTTGGCCGGATCGACGCGGATCTGATTGATCGGCGCCCGGCGCCATTCGTTGATCAACTGGGTTTGCAGGCGGTCGGGAATCGGGTCGGTGCCGTTGGCATCGCCCAGACCCATCTCGGTAAACATCCAGTCCTGGCCCATGGCGATGGCATTGGCGTGCTTGGCTTCGCCCACGGCGGTGAGGATGGCAAAAAACTGACTGGTCTTATCAATCATAGGGATAAACGTCCAAGGTATCGGTTTCATCGACGCAGAGCGCCGGGCCAAAAGTGCCGGTCACGTCGATGTCTTTCGGGGCCGGCGGGTACACGTCGATCTCTTCGCCCTCTTGCACGCACACGGCGATGCCCAGCACCCCCTCGGTCTGAAGACTGAGCGCCAGGTTGGTCATGTGCCGGCTAACCGGGCGGGCGTCGTCGATCAACCACGCCAGTTCCTCGTACAGTTCCTCGGTGATGCCCGAGTCATTCAGCCCGACCTCCAGGGCGAAGGTGCCGGGCACGCCTTCCGGCACGGTGTCGAACCACTCGACCACGTCGATCAGGTAGCCCAAAGGCTCGACCACCCGGCGCAGCGCACCGATGGTGCCTTTGCGCGCATGCACGTCATACGCCGAACGGATCGCCGTGCGCTTGGCCTCCTGGGTCCAGTTGTTGTTCCAACGGTCCACCGACCAGGACCAGCCCAGATAAGGCAGCAAGTGCTCAGGACAGGTGTCGGCGTCGTACAAACTGCGCAGCGGAATCAGTGTGTTTTCGTAGTTGGCCGCTTCCACGGCCAGTTCCAGCGGCGTGCTGTTGAGCGGTAACTGACTGCTCATGTCAGGCCCCCAGCGTCACGCTGTAGCCGGTGCAATACGCCGCCTCAGCCTTGCTGGGTTTGAGATCGGTCCAGCCCAGCAGCTCGACCCGGGCGATGCCGGGGATGTGTAACTGCGCATCGATCCCCGAGCGCGCCACTTCCAGACCCAGGCGGCGACGCGGGTTGATCCACTCACTCAGGCGTTTCTGGCTTTCGGCCAGGTAGGCTTCGTTTTCCGGCCCTGGGGCCTGCGGATACAACACCGCCTCGATGCGGTAGTCGATCACCGCCGCGCTCTGCACCGTGAGCCGATCGGCCACTGGCCGCACCTCTTCGTCATTCAGGTGCAATCGAACCTGCTCGAGCAACTCCGGCGAAGCGGCGCCGCTGCCTTCGAGGCTGAGCACGGTGACCACCACCACGGCCGGCGATGGGCTTTCCGCCGTGGCATCGGCGACCAGCCCGGAAGCGTTGCGCGCATGCAGAATGTAGCTATTACGCGGCCCGGCCGTGGTCAGCCCTTCATACGACAACTGCACCCGCTCGCGCAGGGCATCGTCCTCTTCGAGCACCTGCGGCGTCGGCGGCACCATACCCGGATCTCCCGCCTGTATCACCAGACGCTGCAGGTTGACGTTGGCCGCCAGGTGATCGAGGTCGGCCCGCTCGGCATGGGCCAACAGCAAAGCCTTGCCCGCGTCGTTGACTCGCGCCCGGTTCTGCAAGGCGCCATACGCGGCCTGCTCGATCAGCTTGAGCACCGGATCGCTTTCCAGCTCGGCGCTCCAGTTGTCGCCCATGCTCAGGCGGAAGGCTTCGAGTTTCTCCTGGTAGACCGCCTCAAAGTCGAGGTCCTCCAGCACTTGCGGCGGCGGCAAGGCCGCCAGTTCCATGGTCATGCGGACACCTCCAAAGTCACGTCGCTGCCGAGGTACTGCCCGGTCAGCTCAAAGGTGATTCGCCCGTCGAGAATGGCGACCGCGCGCACCCGCCCCAGTTTCAAGCGCGGCTCCCAACGCCCGAGCGTGCTGGCCACCTCCGCCTGCACGGCACTTTTCCAGCCGTCATTCACCGGCAAGTCGACAAAGCGCCGCAGCTTGCTGCCGTACTCCGGGCGCATGCGGCGGCTGCCCAAGGGCGTGGACAAGATGTCCTCGATGGACTGGCGCAGGTGATCGAGGCCGGAAATGAGTTGGCCGGTGTGGCGGTCCAGTCCGATCATCCCGATCATTCGATCAGCCCTCGACCGGAACAAAATCCTTGCGACCGTGCAAATACTCGATCGCCACCGTGTCATCCGAGGCCACCGCAACCTGACCCTTTTCCACTTTCAAGGTGCGCTCGGCGTCCAGCAGGATCAGCACCCGCGAGGTGAACAGCGTGTCACGAAAGAAGCTCAGCGTGGCCGGCGCGGGTGCCTCACTGGCCGCTGATACGTCCTTGGTTTTGCTTGTCATGGGCATTACTCCAGGTATAAAAAAACCCGCACACGGCGGACTGAATGTTTAGGCCATCAAATTAATGTGAGTGGTGGTTGCTGTTACCGCCGGCATCCATGATCGTGCCGGCACCGGTGATGTCGCCGGACACGCTCAGCGAACCGTCGATGCTCACCTCACCCGCCAAGGAAATCTGGCCTGCCGTCACCCGGACATGTGCCGGCGTCACTTCAAATTGCGAACCACCGACAGTGATGGTCGCGCTGCTGCCGGCGGGTAACGCGATGCTGTAGCTGCCGGCTTGCCAGTCGTAGACCAGTGACCCGCCATCGTCGAAATACCAAGCCTCGACATGATCGCGGTTGTCCGGCGGTACCCCAGCGTTGCCGTACAGCCCCGGGATAAAGGTGCCCATGGCCGGATCACCGCTCGGGCTGAACAGCGCGCCCTGCTCATTCAGGCTCGGCGCGCGCCAATGACGGGCCTTGCCCGCCGCCAGACTGTGCCAACGCACCCAGGCACTGACCCAAGTACCGGCCTTGACCCGCACTCTCCCGGCCATTAGATCGACACCGACCACCACGCAGGGCATCAGCATGGCGGCGATTATCCGGTCGTGTTCGGCGCTGGCGTATCCCATGCCAGATCCTCCGGCTGAAAGTAGTGATCTTCATTGCCGGTACCGGTGCAGCCGTCGACATTCAAGTACAGCGTCCCGGGTGGCTCGTTGGGCCATAACCATTCAACCTCGCCGAGATAGATCTGCTGGGTCCACTCCACCATCCACACGGTATAGCCATCTAGTTCGGGCTTGGTCCAGTCTTGGCGCGAGGCCACGAATTGCGCCTGCTCGACATTGTCCAGACCCCAGGTCTGCCCCCGAAGGAGGATTGCTATTTGCGCCGCCAATTGGGCACCGAGTTGCTGATGCCGGCCCAACTCGGGCGCGACAATAATTCGCGCTTCAAAACGTTGGACCAGCACCGTTTCACCGGTACCGATGTCTTGCCCGGGTTCAAACTCCACCGGTTCCAGGAACACCGCCGGCAGCGCTACCCGGTCCTGAATGTCTGGACAGGTCGCGACAAATCGCACAGAGGGCAGCGCTTGACGGAGGTGTTCCTCGATGGCGGCGTACAGCGCGTCCAGCGAAAAAGCAGGATCAGACACGGGCGCTCCCCTTCAGGTACTTATGCAGTTCAAAGTTCATTTCCTGCTTGAACACGATCAGCAGGCGCTCATCGGCTTTGTTGGCCCAAGTGTAAAAAGGCTCTTCGGCGTCTTCGAGCGAAACCTTGGCCTTGGCGAGCGGAAAACGATTGTCGTTTTCCGCGATCCAACCCGAGCTCTTACCCCCTGTCGCGGATGCGCCGCCGGGATAGTCGTCCGGGTTGAAATGTTTGCTGGAGGTACGAATCCAGATATCCGCCTTGTTGCCATACACACGCTTGTAAAAAGCGCCCTGATACCGTCGTCCCGCCACCGAGACACCGGCCTTGCCCTGACGGGGATTCCCTACCCGGCTGGCGTCCATTGGGTTGGTGCCGAACCAAAGTTTGCCCGGTTGCCCCTGGCCTTTGATGGGATAACAACGCAGACGCTGCCGCACTGCCCGCACGGCAATCCGCTCCTGCTTGCTGACATCGCGCGCCATGTGGGTGGCCAGCCACCCCAACGTCTTGTTAATCGCCCGTCGTTGCGCCGCGGCCACGGCCTTGGGCATCACCTTGACCAGTTGTTCAAAAGCCTGCACATCGTCAGCCGAAAGCTGCAGCGACACCGGCACAGCACTCATGCTTTTAACCTCAGCGACAAGGCCACCAGCCCATCACCCGCTGGTTCCAGGTGCGTCAGGGTGTACTCGCCACCGCCGTCCAGGGCGGGCAACTCGATGAGCACCTTTTGCGTTTTTTCCACGCCCGCGGCATCGGCGACCCGAATGTGAAAACACGGCTCGCGCAGACCGGTGTTCAAGCGCCCGATCTTGGGTTGCAACCAGGGTGCCGAAAACATGCCCAGCACCCGCCGACCTTCGATGTAGCCAACGTCTGCCAGGGTGTCGAACACCACGCTGTCGATTTCCGCGACCAGCTCTCGAAAGGCCATGGTCAGAGTGTCAGCAGGATCTGCGCCCGGGGACGCGTACACAGGTGCAACGGGTTGGACTGGGCTTCGCCGGCCATACCCTTGTTGAACGGCAGTGGTTCCAGCTTGCTGTAATATGGCAGGCCTTGGGTATTGGCGGTCTCCATGTAATCCGCTGGGGCAAAGCAGGAGATGTACAGTTCTGGCACACCTTCGGGAATCAACAACGCCTGATCGTCGTGGATAAACGACACGCCAGCGATGCGCCCGCGGTAGCGTTCCCAGACAATGCCGCCCAGCTCGAAACTGTCTCGCGCATCGCCACGCAGCTCCGCGGCCTGGATCGTATTGAGGTAGGTTTCCTCAACTGATTTGTGCGTGATCAGCTTGTTCCAGAAATTCTTGCCACAGAAGGCCCGCGCGCCCGAGCTGGTCACGCTACCCAGTTCATCGTCTTGCATGTCCAACGCTTCGGCGCACTTGACCCGGATCTTCGTCGCCGAGTCGTTCAGGCCCATGGACAGGCGTTGTTGCTCCACACCAAACGCCTGATAGATGTTCAGCAGGACCGTCGAGCCATCCGCGTCCAGCACCAGACCATTGAGCGCGCCCATGCGCTGAAATTCATGGGTGGCATCGAGTTGACGCTTGGCTTTGCTCAGGCGCGTGTTTACTACGCCCTGCACCGCCTGCAGTTCGGTGGTCGTACCAAAGGCGCGAATGCCTTGAATTTCGTCGGCCTTGATGGTGAAACGCTGCGGCAGGTGAACGGTGTTGAACGGGATCATCTGCCGTTTGCTGGCACCGACGACCAGACCCGAGGTACCGCGCTCACCCGCTGGCACCAGTGCCAGGGTGTTACCGTCCTTTTCGATCTGGACGGTCAAGGTGCTGATGCCTTCTTCGCGAAACAGGCCCAGGCTGCTGATGCGCCCCGGCAAATATTCCTGTTCGTTGATCGCTGCCGTCAGCGAGGACACGGAAAAAACATCGTCGTTAAAAATGCCAATGTCGGCCATAAAGGGGCTCTCCAGAAAAACAAAACCCCGCACTAAGCGGGGTTGGGATAAAGGGGACTGACTTAGCGGGCAATCACAAACTGAGCCGCCAGGGCGACCTCAGCGTCAGCATCAAAACCGGTCAAATGCACCTCGCTGATCTCGGCCAGTCGCACCACCGCACTGGCCCGACGCTCCTCGGTCGATTCGCCCAGTGGCCCGTAGAGGATGCACGTCGCCACTTCAGTGCCGTCGGTGGCGACGGGATCGTAAGGCGCAAACTCATTGGTCGCGGTGACCAGTCCCAGCACCTGGCCGGCATTCAATGCGGGGCCAGCGGCCACCAGAATGGATTCACGAGAGATTTTCCCGGCCCCTTCGGAGAGCAGAAACTCGCCAGCGTGTAGCGTTTCGTACTTTACGGTCATGCTCGTGCTCCTTTTGCACTGTTGGATTGCCCGGCATGGGCCGCCGAACGGGCGGCCCAGATCGAAGAAGGATTGGGTTGTTTCGCCTGCACCTTCGGTGCAGGGTCATCGTCGAGGGGCACGCTATTGTCAATTTCGAAACCGTTGCCGCTGCTGACGATCTTGTCGAACAGCCGCGCCCGCACCGCGGGCTCATCCAACCCCGCTGCCACGTAATCGACGCTGAGCTCTGGCAGACGAGCCGCGACACACAGGTCATGCACCGCCTTGGCTCGAGTTAGCCCTGCCAAGACGATCTCTTCGCTTTCAAGCTGGGTCGAACTGAGCAGCGGCGCGACCAGGTTGCTGATCCCTGATTCAGCACAACGCTGAGTGATCAACAACGCCAGCTTCGCGGCGTCCGGCAGCGGGGGTGCGGGCGGTTCGATGGGTTCGGGGTCGGGCTTTGGATCGGTTTCTGCAGGTTCATCGAGCTGAGCCAGCAATGCAGCTGGGGTGTGCTGGTATCGCTGCATCACTCCGCCCTGCCCCAGACACGCCTTGACCTGTACCCCGTCGCCCACCTCATCGGCCAGCCCCAGTGCCACCGCCTCATTGGCGGTCAACCAGGTTTCGGCAGCCACCAAACCTCGTAATTCCGCCTCATCGATGTTCGGTGCCTTGGCCTTGTAGGCCGCGATGATCGCTTCCATGGTTTGATCGAGGACATCGGCCACCTTGCGAAAGCTGTCGGCATCGCCCGCCGCATAGGTCCAAGGGTTGTGAATCATCAACATCGCGTTCGACGCGATCACCACCTTGTGGGCACCGCACACCGCGACACTGGCCGCACTCGCTGCCAACGCATCGATCCGCGCGGTGCACCGTTTGCCCAACCGCGACAAGGTGTTGTGCATGGCCAACCCGTCGAACAGGTCGCCGCCGATACTGTTAAACGCCGCGATGACCGGTGACACGCCGTCATCGACGGCGCGCAGATCCTGCATGAACTGACTGGCGGTAATGCCCCACGTACCGATCTCGCCGTACACAAAGACTTCGATTACGCGCTCGGTGGCTTCACCACTGGCGTGCACGGCGTACCAGCTTTTGTCCTGTATCGGCACTTGCTGGCCAGCCTTGTTGTAAATGCGCGGCGGCGTTTTCTTGCTCATGCTTGCTCCTTGTCGTCGAACGCCTGGAGCAGTTCAACGAGCGTGCTGTAATTAAGACCTTTGCCCCGAGCCCGTTCGGCATCGGCGGCGTTTTCTTCGTCCACCGTTTCGGCGTCATAGCCGGTGCGCAAGACCATCTCGCTGCGCGAAGCAAAGCCGGCGTTAACTTCCATCGTGCGTGACTGAACATCCTGAACCGGATGGATATAGGCCCAACCCTGTGGCACCCAACGCGTACGCAGGTACTCACGACGGCGCTGCGCGTAGTCCGGCAACAACACGGCGCCGCTGAGCACCGCCATGTCCATCCACGCGGCCCGTACCGGGCGACACAACTGGTGCACATACACACCAAACTGCAGCTGCTCCAGACGACGCCGGAACTCAGTGAGCACTACGCGCAGTGCGCGGTCATTCACCCCGCGCATGTCGCCCGTGAGAATTTCGTAGGGCATCCCGGCACCGGCGGCCGCGGCCATCAGTTGCTGACGCATGAAGTCCGCGTAGTTGTTACCCGCGTCCGGTGGCGTGGAAAACTCAACCTCCTCGCCCGGTAACAGCTCCTGCATGGTCCCGGGTTCCAGGGCGACCATGGGCGTGAATCCATCCGAGGCAAGGTTCAACGGCGCACCGGTCACCGGGTCCACTGGAGTCTGGATGTCATCCGGCGATGGCTTTTTGATGAAACCGGCGAACAGATTCGCCACCTCCTGACGGAACAGCACTGCATCGTCGTAGTTGTCCAGGCTGCGCAGGCGTTTGAGAACCGGCGACAGCCGCGGCAAGCCGCGCAACTGTCCCGGCTCGACCGGTTCAAAAATGTGCAGCACCTGGCTGGCCGGAACCCGCACCAGCTGGTTGTAGCCACTGTTCAAGGACGAGGCATCACCGGGGTGCGAACGGTACATCCAGTACGCGACCCGACGGCTGTCCGGAGTGAACTCGATCCCGGCGCGGATAACATTGCCGTTGCGCGCGGCCTCGAACTTGTCGTGCGGTACAAATTCCGGGGCCAGCACCTGAAGCTGCAACGGCACAACCAAGCCTTCGTCGAGGCTGCGCGGACGCAAGCGGATAAAACATTCACCGGCCGTTTCCACGGTCCGCGCGATCAGTGCCTGTTGTCCGTAGAAGTCAGTCAGACCATCGGCATCTGACTCTTCGGCCCAATCGGCCCAGAGTTCCTGCAGCAGGTGCCGAAGTTCATCGTCCTGGGTTTTCGGCCGCGGCGTGATGCCGGTGCCGATCAGATTGCTGACCCGTTTATCGATGACGTTGAAGGCGTACGGGTCATTACGCACCGCTGCGCGGGAACGTGAGCGCAGGTTGCGCAACGCCGGAATCGCAATGCTGTTGAAGCCGGCGTCGGGTGCATCCCAACTGGCGGAACGACGCCCTTCGGCGGCCCCTTCATAACTAGCCTTGATGTTCGACGGAATCAGGAAACCACTGCGGCCCAAGGTGGGAAAGTGACGAGCCATTACAGTCCCTTGCCTCCATGATAAAGCCGTACGATGCGCGACCGAGGACCGGCCGTCGCGATCAGCGAACTGCGAATTTCGTCGCGTGCCCTGAGCAGTTCGTCGATGTCGCGGTACTCGATGTTTCGATCCGCATAGCGCACGATTTTTTCGCCGCGCGCGATTGCCTTCTCGACCGCATCGAGTTGCTGTTGGGTAAAGGCCATGGGGATCGCTCTAAAGTAAAAAGGCAACGGGGGGTGCAACGCGATTTCACTCAGCGTCGTTTTTTCAGGTAGCCGCTGCTGGAGCTTCGACGCTGTGGGGGGCGCGCAATCAGCACCGGTGCCGCGGCCGGCTTGGTCGGTAGCGGTACGGGATCAGCCGGTGTCGGTACCTGATCTGCCGGTTGCTGTCGTGAGGTCGCCGGAGCGCGGACACGTTCAACCGCGATGGGTTTCTCGCCCGGTGACGTCGCTTGAAACAGCGCATTTCTCACCCGCTCCCAGTCGTGTTCCTTGTAGCGGTTCAGCCCCAGGTAATGCGCCATCGCCAGGCTGTACACCATCAAATCGAGGGCCTCGTTGCGCTCCGCCTTGCCCTTGACCCACTCGATTTTTTTATAGCCTTTGACGTATCGGGTCACCTTGCGCTCGGCGACGCACTGGGCAAAAAAGTCATCCGGCAGATCGTTGGCAAAGTGCAGCGCGCCCGGACCGTCTTCTACCGGGTAGCGGTTATAAATCCAGTCCTTGGCCGTGTCGGTACCGATGAACCACAGCTCCACGCCCTTACGTTCGGTCTGACCTTTCCAAGTGACATCCATCATCGAGGGCCGCTGCGCAATGACCGGTCGACCCGGCTTGCTCGCGCCCTTGACGGCGAAGATGTTGCGCCAACGCCGCAGCCGGCAGAACTGGTAAACCTCGTCGGTATGGTTACCACCGGAGTCGATGCCGGCCGCCCGGATCGTCAGCTCCACACCACACGGGTGGGGGTAACGCGCCTTGAGTTTGTCATCGAGCACCGACCAGGTGCGGTCGTCGGACGGATCGCCCCAGATCACCTGGTAGTCGATGATCCAACGCTCCATGCCAGCGCCCCAACCGACCACCATGAACTCCAGCCGGTTGGCTTGGACATCCACCGAAGCCGTAAGCATCAACACGGCAAACGGCATCGAACCCAGCCCATAGGTTTCCAGGCGTGCCCGCGCCATCAGGACATCCGCTTTGGTTTGCTCCTGGGCACTGTCCCAGACCTTGGCCAAACGGGTGTTATAGAACACCTGCATCGGCTCAAGATCACCGCGGGACATGGCGGTTTTGGCCTTCTCGAACTGCTTGGCCAGTGATGCCCAACCGGTCCAGCCGGGAGGCGAGTACAACGCATTGAGGTTGAAGCCGACGGTTTCGCCATCACCTGTGGCATGCGCGCGCCACTCGCCCTTGGTCAACATCTCGCCCTTGTGATGTTCTTCTATCAGCACGTCACAGTCGGGCCCGGCGCACTCGTAGTGCGCCAGTTGGTAATCCGCCGAGTAATGCAGGCGCTCCCATTCCAGGACTTGCATGTGCCCGCAAGTCGGGCACGGCACGTAGTAAAAACGCTGGTCGCTGGTCTCGAACAGATCGGCAATACGCGAAGCCCCTCTGATCGTCGGCGAACTGGAAAAGTAAAATTTGGCATTACGGCCAAACGTACTGCCCCGGGTTTCAGCCAGCTCAATCGGATCGCCCTCCTCGCCCACGTCCACCACCCAGCGATCCACCTCATCGCCGTAGATGTAACGGGCCGACAACTCCGAGAGGTTCGCTGCAGAACCGGCGGTGGTGACATACAACGAACCACCTTCGAACTCTTTGGTGTCCATGGTGTTGCGTGCATCACGCGATCGGTTCGCCGCCACCCGTTCGCGCAGCACCGGGGTGGCCTTGATGGTCTTGCCGATGCGCGACGAGACTCGTTTGGCCAATCCCAGGCTGGGCAATAGCGTGAGAATGTTCGACGGTGCCATATGGATCAGACCGCCAATCCAGTTCAAGGCGATCTGGGTTTTCATCAACTGCGAGGCGACCATGGTCACCACGCGCTTGCAGGGGTGCGCCGGTGACAGGCAGCGCATCGGTTCTCGGGCATACGGGGTCCGCGCCGTACGGTACTGGCCGGGTTCGGCGGCGCCGGCATCGCGTGGGATACGCATGTATTCGTCGGCCCACTGATCGATCCAGAGATCTGGGTCCGGTTGTAGCCCACGGAAATGCGCCTCACGGTACACCGCTGCACCATTTGGGATCTCTGAGGGCATAGATTTAACTCGGGGTGACGGCGTGCTCTAGATCCGCCTTTGACACTCGTTCGGCGTCTTCCAGCGCTTGTCGAATGGCCGCAGTCAAAAGCCTCTCGATTTGCCAGGGGTCGGTCATCCCTGCCATTTCCGGGGCCAGGCGCGGAGGCAATCCCAGCAACTGATCACGCACTTGGCGGCCAGCGTTATAGGCTGCATTTTCCACTGCCTTTCGCTCAACGAGTGTGCCCTGCTGGGTATGAAAGTTGGCCTGCTCTTGCAAGGCCAAATAATGTTCCCGCATAGCGCGGGCCTTCTGAAAATCCGGCGCCTGTCCCAGCTGATCAGCTTCGATCTCTTCGCCCGCGCCGTGAGCGTCGCGCTGAAGTCGCTGCTGTTCGTGTCGAGCAGCGACGCCGGCTTTACTCGGATCGCTGGTCATCGCCAGGAGCTGATCGCTTGCATTCACGTCAATCAACCCGGCGCCGTTCACAACCAGCCTTTCATTTTGGACCAATTTACTGATGTGCTGCCTCGACCAGCCCTTCAGTTCGCCGTATTCCTTCCGTGTTAAAAAAGCCATATACCCTCACCTGCTGATTTCCGGGTAACGCGTAACCTTGTCAACTTACTTGACAGCCTTCCCAAGCGTTTATCCGCGAGTTTCATTGTGAACACCTGAATAGAGCAGATAGGCGTTACGACGAGTCGTAGCGGACCTGGGCGGAGAAATGATGGGGGATAAGTACAAACTGTGACGGCTCGAAATCAGGGATTTGCTGTCAACTTGTCAACCTGTGTCAACTAACTTTCAGACCCTACCGCTAACGCGTTTGCGCGAGTCTTATGCCCCGTGTTCCTTGGAAGTTGCCAGGGTCCCTGCCACTGCCAAATTTCGTCGCGTCACAGGCGCGCCAGCGAAGCGACCGCAGCGCCGATGCCAACAAGAAGCCCGAACACCAGTCCGGCTGTAAAGGGCCAGACAGCTGAACTGAGTTTGAGGTTTGCAGCTTCAGCGGGAGCGAACAACTCTGCTGGCTGACCCGGCATCTGGCCATCACTCAGGGTGTGTTCTCGCACCAGATCAGAACGAACCAAAAAGCCACGGTCAGAACTACGGCCGACCATTTGCTCGTCTTTGTGCAAGACCAACTCCCCCCCGTAGTACACGAAGCTGTCAGCTTCAACGCAAACTGGGGCATAACGATCAGGAAGGTATACAGCGAACGTGGATTTGCTCATTGACTCACCTCATTGAGACAAAAAAGGCCCACCGTAATGGTGACCCTAGAGAATATTGGCAAAGGCAGCGGCTGAGGTTTGGCACCTCATTGACTGGAGTTTTGGCGTATTGAACCAGCGTCCCCCGTCTACCGGCATGCATAAAATGCCCGTCCTAGACGCATAAACCGGATATAAAAATCGAATCCCCCGTGATACCAAGACCTATTAGAAGGTTTCGCCCAGATACCTTCACGACGAGGGCAGGGAAATGCTAGTAGACATCTACCGTGATCAATCGCATGAAAAATATCTGATCGTTAAACACGATAAAGACATTACGAAGATCACGGCCGCAGATGCTGAGTTTCTGAATGATCTGAATCATTGGCGTCGCATTGATACCGACCTCGAAAACTTACCTACAGGCCTCCACACATACGAGGTGCTCATAGCAATGGAAGCTCGTGGTTATTACGCAGTCAGACGCAAGGTGACCGTCTACGAAATCGAGATTTCTGACTAACTCGCAACAGGCATTTCCCGATGGGAAGATCGGGAGATGCCTCAACCAAATCTTAAGCAGGTATCGCTGCAATCTGGCGGGCAATTTCGTCATGGATCATTTTGGCTGACCAGGTATGTGCCTCGAGGTCGGTGCCAGCTTGAAGCAGTGCGGCATCACCCTCAGCAGGAATGGCCGGTTTGTCGCTCAGATCGTTGTAACTACCGGAGAAGTCCGAAGTCCCACTGCCGATCGCCGTACGAGCAGCGGCGGCATCGACACTCACCAGTACCGCCTTACCGACATCCGACGCGTCCGTGATGTTCTCCGAGCTGATGTCGCCTGGTGCACCACCGACATTGCTCGATCCCTTCACCACAGCCTGTAGCACTTGAAAGCCTTCAGTGATGGAGACAGGGCTACCGTACGGCTGCCAGCCATCCGCAATGGCCTGTGCCAATTTGGCTACCAGCTCTTCCGGAGTGTTGGCAACGACAGTGTCATATTGGGTGTAGGCCATGATCTAAACCTCACGATTGAATGTTTGAGCGGCGAGCGGCTGACATGCCGGCGACTCACCACAATGGATGTAGCCCGTGGCGGCATAGGCCAGCAGGAGCACAAGAGGCAGCACCCAAGAACAGCGCTTCATGGCGCCGAATCCGATTTAGGAAACTTGAAGTCGGCGAACCGATCAGCCAGATCGGCAATCTTCCTCACGCCAAGGAAACCGATGAACACCCCCGCAGCCGTTGCGAAGTTCTGCGGTAAGCCGAAGAACTCCAGAAGCGGAATCAAGCCAATGGTGATCAGCGTGCAAAGCGAGGCTTCAAGCAGCGCCTGTCGTCGCGTGCCGCCGCCGTAAATGATGCGCAAGGCACCCACCACAAACGACAGTGCTCCGGCGTAGATCGTCGGTGCATGCTGCCCCAGCCATGCGAGAACAAGCAGCCAGGTGTCTGGTTTGTCGGGCATGTTTGTCATCCGAATTTCTCCCTTTCGGGAGCGCAATAGATTCGGCTCCAGCAGCACTCCCAGCTTGGAGCGATGGGTGTGGCGGAGCCGGAAACGAAAAAGCCCTGCTCGATGGCAAGGCTTCTAAATGGGTACAAAAAAACCGACTCAATGGTCGGGTTCTTGAAAGGCGTCTCGCTGCGTCACAGCAATACACGCTGCTATAAAAGCAGGTCTATTCCGCGTGGAAAAGGCTTTTCCGCAGAAAATGAAAAATTGCACCCAATTCGAACATACGTTCACTATCGGGTTGACCATCTCACATAGAAATATGCCCCTCACTCTTCAACCACGATGGGAAGAAAACTACGCAATTCAGTCCTGCGTGAGAGGCAGTATTCGGCCGATTCTGTTGAAAAACTCGGCCATGGTCTCCCCAGCAGAAAAGTACGCGTCCCAGAGTGAAATCTTACTTTTGGCAGTGGCCTCCGGACTCGGATTTCACATAGCAGCGTGCAAAAGAGGCTGTTCATCAGTCAATGACCAGCCAGTTTGGGCAGAACGACTTTTTCAACAGAATCGGCCAGAAGCGGTCAGTCACAAAACGGCTGAATCGCATCGGGTACCCGATTTGCGCGTGGTCCTGAATCCTGAACGGGGTCGCGTCTGAGTCCGCACGGAGAAGGTTGGTAGAAGCACTACACTAAACGGTGTGGCGCCTTAGAAATTGCGATAACGGCCAGGCTTGGGAGCCTTTCGTGCCAGCAAAGCGAGGGGCCGATGGGAAGCTATGCTCAATCGATCACTGAAAATGCTGACGACCCTATATTGTCAGCGGCAGCTATCTACCACATCTGGCGATCATTATCTGCTGACTGTCTTATGTCGGCTGTGCTTCAGCCTCACTCCGCCTAATCTAGGAACGCAAATGAAATGGAAGAGCAGGAATCTAAGAGAACTCGCCCACATTGTTTGTGGCGACTCTGAGCACTTTCGGTATCGTTCAAGCAGCTACATCACTGAGTTCTTTCAAGATTGTGACTTAGATTACACCCACGACGGTTCAACCCGCTGGGCATGGGTTGCAAGCAGACTGGAGGAGGTGTTGGCTCTCCCGCATGCCAGTCCTTCGGTTCCACCTGATGCTTTCATTCGGATCATCCGTGCAACTCTCGACAAGGGCGACGCGCAGGAGGGCGATCCGGACAGGAGCAAAGCGCTTGCCGCGCTTAACGCTGTGCTGGTGCGCGAAGGTTGGGAAGCGTTCTTCGACGAGCACGGCCTCGGCCAGTTGCGCCACAATGCCACTAACACCATTGCGCAGATGGCGAACCCGCATCGCCCGTTGACACCAGCGGAGATGGAACGCCGAGAGCTACTCACCACATACCTCGACAAGTGCTCTGAAGATGAGCTGATCGAGGAGGTGCTGCTGCCGTTATTCCGTCAGCTCGGGTTTCATCGCGTAACCGTAACGGGTCACAAAGATAAGGCGTTGGAATACGGCAAGGACGTGTGGATGAAATACACCCTGCCGACTCTCCATGTCCTCTACTTCGGTATCCAGGCAAAAAAGGGCAAGCTAGATTCAGCGGGCGTAGGAAAACCGGGTTCATCGAATGTCGCCGAGATTCACAATCAGGTGAACATGATGCTTGGCCACGAGATTTTCGATTCGGAACTGAATCGACGAGTCTTGGTTGACCACGCATTCATCGTCGCGGGCGGCGAGATAACAAAACAGGCAAGAAACTGGATAGGCAACAAGCTGGATGCCACGAAGCGCTCTCAGATCATGTTTATGGACAGAGACGACATACTCAATCTTTTCATTGTTACGAATCTGCCATTACCAAAGAGCGCTTTGCCTCTCCCGAAAGTTACAGCCACCTTCGACGATGACATACCGTTCTGAAGTACAGCTTTTTCAGAACCGTGAACAAAAAAAAGCGAAGCCATTAGTTTGGCTTCGCTTTTTTTACGTGGCCTATTTACACTTTTTATTTGCACGGAGCCGGTCTGAAACGTAAGTTTAGCTAGGAACTTGCACAGGATTGCCGTCGACTATCCTGTAGTTCCTTTCAATGATTTTTATCGGGTTCGACGTGAAACTCTCTACTGTTGTGATCTGAGTGATGTCCGATAGGTCTCCAATATTTAGCTCTAACGCCCCTCGATCATTTAGAGCCTCAGGTTCAGCGCCAAAGCATAGTCTGTACTCTCGTTGCCAAGCATACTCAATGGGTTTGCGAAACAATCCTATCGGGCCGCTGTAGTCGCTGAAATCTACGTAATCGACCTGGCCGTAGCCACCTTCAAAGAAGGGAGAATTATAAAGGAGAGGGTGGGTCGCGATGGCTTGTGAAAGCCTTTTAGAAAACTCTGCATGGTTCGTAATACGAAGGACATGAGTACCAAACTCTCGGAAACGCTCACTGAATTGCAGCATTCCGTTGTCGAGCCCCCAGATCTGACCGTCATGTCCGGCTGACACAGAACCCAGGCAGTAGACCATGACGGTTTCAGGTCGAGGTAAATTCAGGGTCATGATTGTCTCAGGGTTCAATACGATTTCGTCGTGACCTTCAACCTGAAGTGCGAGCTCGCTGACTACCCCATCCCTCATACCAGAGCTGAGCTTAAGGTACACATTTTCAAGCTCGTCCCTTCGAAGTGCAGCGCCGGCTTCACCTTCAAGCTTCGCGAAATAGTCGACGCTATTCATGTAAAGCAGGCCACGCTGCAGCGCCTGTAGTCGATCTAGATTAGCCACCTTGAACAGCATCCAACATTGCTTGTTCGGCATGCGATCAGGTACCGCTTGCATCTGCATTTCACCAGATACCATCTTGTCCCCTAATCTATACAGATCATCGTTCAAACAACGGGATGGAACTGGCTGCAGCTCGACGCTTGCGGCGGCCAGCTCTGCAACTCTGTGTCGCACGGCACCGATATTATCGTCAATGTTCCCTAGGGCGCTATTCAGTTTACCCACATCAGTAATCACTAGGCACTACCGCACGAGGTGAGCCAAAAGTGTAGGCATGTCCACACCATCGATCCAACGAACAAATAAACTTGAGTTGGTTGCCTACAACCACGTGGCAGCATACCCAGCCTAGTAGGATTATGCCTTCCACGCGGTGTGTAAGCGCTGCATAAGCTAGTTGCGATTACTCGGGCGGTGCTGATGTTGGTGTTGGTGTTGGTGTTGGTTTCGCTTTTGAAGGGGTCATAGCATCAACAGCTTTGCCCGCGAGGTCCTTTATTTGCTCAGCAAAACCTGGCACGGCTTTGAATGCTTGTTTAACAACGTCCGACGAAGCAAGTTCATGCCAAGGACTTCCATGGCTATCAGGTTCTACGAGCCGGAGAGGAAGCTCATCGAACCGAGCAAGCGCAGATGAAAGTAGCTTCGCTTCCATTTCTTTATCAAACCCAGCAGCTTCTCGCCGGAAACCCTCATACGCGCGTGAAATGGATGCCTTGAAGGCATAATCTTCAGCAAGCCTGAATCGTTGTCCTATCTGCTTTGTAGCCAACCATGAAAACCAAACAGGAGCGCCAACCGATAACAGCGACAATAGCAAATTCAGTGTCACTACCGATGTCGATATATTTGGAATTTGGAAAAGCTCTGAAAGCGTGTGGAGCTGATTGGAGCCGAAATAGCTCCCCCCCACAAGGGCCACGGCAAGTCCAGCAACCCAGAACCACATCGACTTGGATAGAGCGATAGAGCGCTCGCTGAATGCGGCCGCCAACCCAACGCTTGTCGCTGCCGAGTAAGCTGTCTCGCAGCGTTTTAGCACCGCTTCCGCTTCCTCCGCACTTATTTTCAGCAGAGCATCAAGTTCGTCGGCGTGCTCTCGAAGCGTCAGGATACGGGCTTGGTCTTTTGTTGCTGCTTGAGCAAGGTCGTCTATCGTCTTTTTCGCCTCTGACAACTGCTCCAAGTCGGCTGGAAGCTGATCAGCCGCGGTATAGGCCTGTTCAATCCTCTCAACCATTGAACTTAGGTCAGTAGTGCGCGGTTCTAACCCCTTAAATCGCGCCTCCATAGCCCGTAGCTGCACAGTCAGCCTACGGATTTTTGCTTGCGCCTCTGCGCGTTCGTCTGCCTTCAAGACGGGCTCAAGAGCTTTGCGCAGTCCCTCAAGCGTTAGCATATATGTGGGAATGGCAGTGGCTGCGCTGCCCCAAATATTCGGAACGGTAGCCCCATGCAAGTACGCTATGCGCCGAGCGTAATCCTTAATCCGGCTTTCCGAATTCCCCAGTTCATCAATATCGTTGTCATCAATCAACTCAATGATTGATTGTGCTTCTTCGATTAATTCCGATCTCGTAAGTCCAGGGAACGACCAGTTGCCATGTGCGATCCCGAACGGCTCGTCGTTAGGCACTGTGGTCTTTATCTGTGCAATCACAGCTTCTAGCTGGGTTTGAATAGTCGTCAACGATTCGTGCATTCCATGTCCCCTATGTCAATTCGCCATTAGGTCAGCATGCATCCAAAAAAAACAATAGCCTACGAGAGCCAAATGCGGTTCGCATCGAATGGCCGCTTATGGCCGAGGCTGTGTAAAAAACGTTTAGAGCGCGACAGGTACTAAAAACCGGACTGAAAATCGCGCTTCTACACGAAATCCACATCTGCTGACGTGCCGATAAATTTAAGATTTAAAGTAGACGCGCACACTTCAATTTTGGCGAAGCGTTTTTACACACTCTGGGCCGATTGCTGCCTTCGCGGCAGGCAGCAATCAGCCAGTACCTTAAGCAGCTTTCCGCATTTCATCGACAGCACAATCGATCCACGCGATACCTGCCCTCGCTAATTCCCGGGTCTTCCCTTCACTCATACCGTAGTGCTTGCCAACCCGAAGCATGGGCCATTTAGCACCGTAGTAAAGCCAAATAATATCGCCCATTTGTCGGTCACGATGTGAGAGCCGCGCAATCGCACTATCAATGGCTCCGGCCCATTCATCTGTGATGCAATAGCTTTTACTAGCCGACACTTGCGGCACCGCCTGACGCATTAGCGCAAAAGTCGGTGAAATATAGGTTGGGACCCCGGCCCCATCCATCCGCCACCAACCCCACTGCTCCACCAGGTATTCGGTATCACCCAAAGGTCGGCCTGCCGGCTTACGAATCATCATGCTTTCAATCCCCAGTGTAATTTGAACCGCCGGCACCGCGACGGTTGTTCTGTTGGTAGTACGCAGCCGGGCCAGAAAACGATGGCCCTCGCTTCAGCACCTCAATTTCGCACTGAGCCTGCTGCAATCGGAGGCTGAGCTGTGTCACCAATTCGTCTGTAGGAAGCATCAACCGACTCCCCGCCATGACCCAACCTGATCCGTTGCAATCGCTGCAAACCAGCTCATAGAAAACACCCTGCACCACCGCTTTGCCCTCGCAGGTCAAGCAGTGCTCCAGCTCAATCCACGCCTTACGAAAGCCATGGGCCTGGGCATTTTTCATGTTTTCAAACCTCGCCCTTAACAAATTGCGGAATGGACTCGCAGGCCGCGCTATTCAAGGCGTCTACGAGGTTTTGCGATTCTTCATATCTAACGTCTGTCTGCTGGTGGATCGCCTTGAAGCCGCGCTCATCTAACCAGTTGTGCCACTTCACCAGAGCCAGTCGACGCTGCTCCTTAGCCTGGGTGTTGATGTAGGTCGAAGCGATCTTGCCCAGCGAATGGTTCAACAACATCTCGCCGATGTGGCCGTCTACACCGAGGTCTGTCCATGCGGTACGGGCCACCTTGCGCAGGTCATGACTGGTCCACGCGCCTTGCCCCAGTCGGGTAAACACGGCACTGGCCTGGTTATCGCTCAGCGCCTTGCCTCGGCGAGACGGGAACAGGAACGGCCCCTCGTAGCCTTGGACGGTCTGTCGATCACGGTAGCGGCGCAGCAATGCGCAGACTTGATCGGTCAGCGGCACGCGCAGCTCGGTCTTGCTCTTGGTGTGCTCGGCCGGCAGGAACCACTCACGCTCCATCAGCGCAATGTCGGCCCAACGGGACTGGCGGGTTTCGCCGATGCGAGTGCCGTGGCACAGCATCATCAGGGCCAGCATGGCGTCACCTGGCGTACTGTCGAAACGTTCGATCAGCTGCGTCACCAGCTCGGGCAATTGGACGTCGCGCAGGCGCGCGGCTTTGGGCAGGATGCGCGCTGTCGTGAAGTTGCCGAACTTGAGCTCGGCCATCGGGTTGATCGGGATCAGGTCCAGCTTGCGGGCCTGCCGGAAGGCCATGGCCAGCAGGCGGTAGAGCTGCTGGACGTATGACAGCGACAGCTCTGCCTGAGCCGGCCACATCAGCAGTTTGTCCAATGTCTGGGCGTTGACGTCACCAATGAGCAGATCATCCAGGCGTGGCTTGAGCTGGCAGTTGATGGCTGACTTGATGGCTGACCGGCGTTTGGCCGACAGCGAACGGGAGCGCGACATGCGATCAGCAAACCAGTCGAGCAGCTCGCCGACAGTGACCCAACCCGAAACACTGGCAGCGCCATCGGCTGCCACGCGCAAGCGCACCGCCGGCAACGCCGCGACCACCTGCTTGGTGGACAGGTCGGGAAAGGCGCCGATGCGGTGCCACTGGCGTTTGTTCAACAGGTACCAGGAGCCGCGAGCGCGATTCTTCGCAAAGCGAAAGTGCAACGCGGGGTGACTGGCATCGCGCAAGTCGCGTACATGCAGCTTTTTGGCATTGCGTTCGATTTCGGCATCTGACAGTTTGACGGTCAGGGTTTTCACCAGAGCGTTCATGTTCGTGCACCGGGGGTATCGTCGAGGTCAACGACCTGGAAGGTGGTTGGCCACATCCAGACGCCATAGCGCTCGGCCATCGCCTGATTCGCGAACAGTGCCAACGCGTGGTCCGGTGTATCACTCAGGTCCAACTTGAAAGAGCAGCAGAACACGGCAAACCGATAGTTTGCCGGATCCGGAATAGCCAAGCGGCGATCGGGTACTTCCAAGCTGATACCCATCAGAAGCCCTCCTTACCGCGTTGAGATTCCCACTCGAATGCCACGCCAATGCACCCGTTTTCGCGGATGCGGTCGACACAGCGCGCGCCTATAGCGTCGTTCAATTCGGCGGGAGACAGATTGCTGACGATGATCGTCGGACGGCATTGCTCGTACCGACCGTTGATGATGCTGAACAGGGTGGCCAGCTCGAACTCGCTCTGCTTGGTAGCGCCGACTTCATCGAGCACCAGCAAGTCCGCGCCGATCACCTCACGCAAGATGTGCGCCTCAGACTCGCCAGAGCGATCATTGAACGTCGCCCGGATCTCGCTGATGAGCGTGCCCACCGTGCGGTAGATCGCCTTAACCATGCATTCATTGATCAGGTGACTAGCCGAGGCAATGGCCAGGTGGGTTTTGCCAGTGCCAACCTTCCCCAGCAGCAACATGCAGCGACCTTCCCGGCGGTGTTTCGAAAAGTTCTTGACGTAGTCGGAGCAAGCATCCAACGCAATCTGCTGTGCCGGCTTCGACACGACGAAGTCGGTGAATGTCTTTTCCGCGAAACGTTTTGGAATCCGGGCGCTCGACTGTTGAACAATCCGAAACTGGGAGCGCTTGCGCTCAAGCTCTTGCATATCGCGTTGGTTACTCGCGCAGATCGGACAGCCTGACAGGCTGCCGCCCTTGAGGATGACCGCCGAGTAATCGCCATGATCGAAGCAGCTCGCTGGTTTACGGCCGATGACGCGGAATTTGCGGTCTATGTGAGCACTGAGATTAGAGACGGAAGGTGCCATTGGCGTTCTCCTTGGTGCCAGCCTTGTAATCGCGAGTGTCGAAGCCGGAGTGGCGACTGACTGGAAGTGAATGTGCGAGGCCGACCGGCTTGTCAGGGAAGATCCCTGTCCATCCATTGCTGATCGAAAGGACCAGCACGGAATCGGGGGCTGGGTGTGCCGCCAAGGCCTTGGCTTGTTGTTCGCAGCTTTTGGCGGTAAGGGGTTTGTGGATTTCCTTGCGGTGCTGGCACCAGTCGGCCCACACCTCGACGCTGACATTTTCCGGTTTGACCATCAGCGGATCAAACTTTGGCGATTTGCTTGGAGCGTCAGCGCCCTGCTTCTCCTGATTACTGGTTACCTGATTGGTACCCTGATTACTGGTACCCTGATTTGTCGGAGATTTTTCCGACCCTTCTCGGATTTTTTTCCGACCCTGTTCGGAAATTTTTCCGACCTTGCTCGGAGATTTTTCCGAGGTAGATCGGATTTTTTTCCGACCTTGGCTCACATCAGAGGTCGGATATTTTTCCGACCCGTCCAGCTTGCGATTCCACTCTTTGGCCTTCTCGGTCAAACGAAACAAACTGATGTTTGAAGTGTGGGATAGCTCGATCAACCCTGCGGTCTCGAGCCCTTTGAGAAGTCTGTACGCGGTATCCGGTTTGTCGGTGAGCAAGGGCAATTCCTCCACGATCTTTGCCTTGCTCAAGGCAAAGAAAATCCCGTGATCGGTCTTGATTGGCCTTGCCCAGCTAGGGCACTCGTAGACAAACGAAAACAACAACGCCTGCTGCGAGTTCAACCCCCACTCCAGCGCTTTGACCTGGTTGATCGTGATCGTGAACTGCATATCAATCCTTTCCGCCTAGCGGTCGGGCTGGACGCTTCGACTTGTGCAACTCGATCAGCGCGGTCACCTCCTCGTGCCTCGCAGCTAGGTGCTTGGCATGCAAGGCCAAAATCTCCGATGCTTCCACGGCAGTGATTTCGCCGTCCTCCAGCGCGAGGGCAAGAAACTGGTCAACCCGGCCGCGCTTCACAGAAGTACGCAAAGAGCGCTGGTGCATGTCTACGTTGTCGAGATCGCCGACTTCAGGCAGGCGGACAAATACACCGCCGTACATCGCGCAGATGTAGTCCGGTAAGCGCGTGGTGCCCTGCTCGCTTTCGAGGACGTAAACCTCCTCATCACTAAGAGGAACAACGCCGCCACTCTCATAAACCTGATTCTTAAAACGCTTCAGTTCGAGACTGAGGCGAGCTGAAGCGCATACCTGGCCGCCTGGGTATTTCTTCGCGACCTCGATCACCACTGCGCGACGGGTTTCTAGTACTGGCGATTTCATTGTCTAGTTTTCTCTCGGCGCCATTGCGCTCAAAGTTGGCTCATTAGATGGGCAGCATCCGGCGACGCGTCCTTTTCGCGCTTTGAACTGGGAACGGTCTAAGCTCTTCCGCTGTGTAAGAGCCATCTGCGTGCTCCGTAACAAAAACCTCACGCCCTGCCTGCAGAGCTTTATTTATTGAACTTTGGGTCATGCCTAACAAATTTCCGGCCTTGGTCTGCCCCTTCTCGGTAGCAAATTGGCTGAGGGTGAGTTGACGCACTGTCCGGTCTCCGGTGGTGTATCTGAACCGACAATATCTCCCATGGAGCTTTTTTAATCAACTCCATTGGAGATGGATATGTATCTCCACCGGGAATACTCTTCGGAAATGAAAAACGACAGACGACCATTACTTGAGTGGGAAAAGACGGAGTGCGCCGCATTAAAAGCGGAGCTGGCTGCCTACAATTCGCGTGCGCCAAGAGGCGAGAAGCTGACTCAAGAAGAGATCGCACTTTCCGTAGGCATGAGCCAAGGCACGCTAAGCAGTCACTTGAACGGTAGCCGTGCGCTCAACAAGGAAATGGCAGCTGAGATAGCGAAAATGCTCGGCATACCCGTAGAGAGATTCAGCCCACGGATCGCGAAAGAAATCTCCGAATTGGCGATTGCCGCCAATGCTGCGCCACAAGTCGAATCATTGCAGTCAAACGTCGAGCCTGGCCCGCCAATTACCAGCGCTCCTCGTCGAATCGATGTTGTCGGAACGGCGCAACTCGGTCACGAAGGCTATTGGACTAGTCTTGACCAGGCTGCTGGATGGGTTGAGACCTACTCTAGGGATGAAGACGCCTATGCGCTCCGACTCAAAGGTGACTCAATGGCTCCGGCAATTCGTAGTGGTTGGATCGCCGTCTGCGAGCCCAATCACCGCCTAGTGCCAGGTGAGTATGTGATGGTCACCACCACTGATGGGCAGAGCATGGTTAAAGAACTGCTCTTCGAAAATGAAGAAGACGTCAGCCTCATGTCGATCAACTCGGCTTACGGTGAGAGGCTGACCGTAGCTCGGATTGATATCGATAAAATCCATTACGTAGGCGCAATCCTTGCCCCTAGCAAGGTGCTGGGTAGAATTTAAATTTGAGCCCTTCGACTTGTCATAAATCCCCCTAAGTACCTCCCTCCTGAAGCCCGCTAGTTGCGGGCTTTTCTCTCCTAAATAATTGTTTTTAATCCTTAATCTTTAGCGCTTAAGCAGCAAGCCATTCACTGTATATCCATATGCAAAAGGAGCAGTGCGATGGCAACACCGAAAAACAAACCAACCCCGCCAAACTCGTTTGACCTTCTCGGACTCCGCATCCAAAAAATCATCAGTTCCCCCGCTGCCCAAAAACGAAAGATGGCAGTCATTCGAAGAGGCGCGGATGAGTGCCAGGAAGACTGGAAACGGCTTCTTGACGACATAGCCGATACCGAGCACGTAATAGTGAGTCGAGAAGAAGACGGCGCCGCCCGCGTCTCCTGGAGCCTCCCGGCCAATATCTGATCGCCAAAAAACTCGCGCAATGCGGGTTTTTTAATGTCTGCCGGAATATTTATCTCCATGGGAGTTGACTTAATTACCTCCTAGGGAGATATTTAATCCGTCGCCACGAAGCAACCCGGCGATGCGGGATCTCCCGCCGCTCCTTAACAATCAGCGCAACAAACAGCAAATCGCATTGCCTCTACCGGCGACCGGCGAGCAGACAGGCCCAAAGGCCTGCCAACGACAGGAACAACCTGGACGGCTGATCGATGGTGAAACACCAGAACCGTGTGAATGACCGGCAAGCAATGTGCCCCGCCCCTCCGGCGGCGATAGGACGAACTGCATCATTGCACGTCAGCCTGACGATAACTGCCCGAGCACTTGGTACTCCCCAGCACCAGGCCGCATCGGTGAGTTCTGAAGCACAACGATTGTTGGATGGTCTCTGTGCCATCGCTTCAGAGCTCACCGATGCGGACGAAATCCCGGCTTATACCGGCCACCTGCATGCAATAAATCAGAGTACCGCGAGCGCCCGCCAAGATACCCAGGGCGCGCATTCAAGGATAACCATCATGAAATAGACCATAGCCTAAAGATCACTGCATCTGCGAAAGGCCCGAACGTCCAACGGGCCTTTCTTTTTCACGCCTTTATCCGTCAGCACTCTCCCCTGCGACTAACGGCAACCAGCAGGTACTCCGAGTGCTGACGAATACATGCAACCCACACTGAGGAATAGCCATGAACCAAACGATCAGACAGAGCCAAGCAATCCTCCAAGGGTTGCGTCTCCAGACGTCCCAGGCCACAAGCGAAATGTACCAACGCATAGGCAGGGATGACCCCGTTCGCATACTGCAGTACACCGTTGTGCCAAGCGGCGGTATCACAGTTGAAGTAATTGAGCGCTCCACTGCGGCAGCAAAGGGCGAGCTATTTGGTCGTGATAATGCCGGCCAGTTTGCTGCCAGGCACAAGCCAGCGAAAGCATTCGCTCGCACACTTTTGCGCTGGACCATTGGTTCGACGCTCCTGCTGGTCTTGTTTGCCTATTTCGGCGCAGGACATTGAGACCGATAAATAAGCTGGTGCGCCAGCGCCGACGACAGACATGGCTGGATCTACCGGCCCGGGATCCACAATGACTTCAGCAATTGATTTGTTCGCCGGGCTCGGCGGATGGAGTACCGGTGCGCGAGATGCCGGCGTCGATGTTCTGTGGGCCGCTAACCACTGGCCGGTCGCAGTCGAGTGGCACAGCGTCAATCATCCGGGAGCCATTCACGTCTGCCAAGACTTGCACCAGGCAAACTGGGCGGCGGTACCACGAACTGATATCGGCATAGCGTCTCCATGCTGTCAAGGCCACGCAAAGGCCCGCGGCAAAAAAAACGGGAACCCCGAACATGATGCATCGAGGTCCACCGCGTGGGCTGTACCGTCTGCTGCCGAGGTGCTGGAGCAAGATGCCTGGATAGTGGAGAACGTGCCGGAGTTCGTTGACTGGGTGCTCTACCCTAGCTGGGTGGATGCCATGCAACGGCTCGGATATCAAGTGGCGCCGCACATCGTGGACTGCGCTGACCTTGGCGTCCCCCAGCACCGAGTGCGTTTATTCCTGATCTGCACGAAGAGTAAGGCACCTATTCAACTGCAACTCCAGCAGTGCGAACACGTCCCCGCCAGCATCTTCCTCGACTTCGACTCAGGGAAATGGTCGCCAATCGATAAGCCTGGCCGGGCCCAAGCAACGCTCGACCGAGTCCGCAACGGCCGCCAACGGTTCGGCGAACGATTCATAATGCCCTATTACGGGAGGGGCTCCGGCCTGACCGGGCGCGACATCAACCGACCGATCGGAACCATCACCACGCTTGACCGCTGGGCTCTGGTCCGCGGTCATGAGATGCGAATGCTTTCGGCGAACGAGGCCCTTGCTGCCATGTCATTCCCCGCTGGCACCCTGAGACCAGACAATCACCGGCTGACCATGCATATGGCCGGCAATGCGGTACCACCGCTGGCTGGGCAAAGAATCATAGAGGCGCTCAAAGCTGCAGCTTGACTCACACGCACCTACACGTCGAAAACTTAGCCATTACCTCGGTCGTACCATTCCACAGCGTACTTCATCGCTAGCTCTTGAGTCTGTTCGATGCTTTCGAAGGGACCATCGATTTTGCCGATTACCTTTTCGCCTGCATCGGAATAAACCGCTACGTGAACTACCGCTGGAATAGGGTCATGGTCTTCACCCCATACGGGTTGCGCCATAACTTTCTTGCCTGCTCCCTTGCCACTTTCGATAGTGAGTATCTTGGTCCACGGACGACGAACTTTCATAGCTTCTCCTTGATCCCTGTCCAGCTGCGCCATCAACCAATAGCCCAAAAATCAAAATCTCGCCATTCCACAGCCCGGGCATGACTCGGCATAGGACGCGGACCTGGGCATGGTAGGCGACTACCTGCTGGTGCGTATCACCCTACGCATGCTGCAACCGCCTGAGCTGAAGGCTGCTCAAGGCTTCGACAAGAACTACATCATCGATCGCGGGTTGTTCGTCGACCCGGTCACCAGCGCCGAAGAATGGTGTGACATTAACAGGACGGATCAGGTCCGCTTGATCGGCAACAGTGTTTGTCCGGACGAGGCCGAAGCACTGGTTAGCGCTAATGCCGCCGACATCATCGAACTTTACCAGCGCCTCGCGGCGTATCCCCCACTTCACTGCGTCCGTTTAAAACGCGAGCAAATTTAACTACGTTAGGCCGCGACGAGCGGCAAGGAGTATCAAATGAATGCCGCACTCAACAACGATCAGATCGAGTTCATCCGTCTGCCAGAGGTGAAGAAGCTGGTTGGCCTTGGCACCACAAAGATTTACACCATGGCTAGCCAAGGCCTGTTCCCGAAACAGGTGCGGCTGGGTGGCCGGGCGGTCGCTTGGATCAAATCGGAAGTTCTGCAATGGAGCAATGAGCAGATCGCCGCGGCTCGTGGCCAGCGCGATTAGGAATGCGCTTCGAGCGAATCTAAGTAATCAGCCCAGTCCTGCATCATCCCCCGCCGTTGCTCCACATACTCTGCATGGTTGTACGTCTTTCTGATCTTGCTTGAGCCCGCGTGCGACAACTGCGCCTCGATCCAATCTTCGTTGTAACCCATCTCATTCAAGGCCGTTGAAATCGTGGCACGGATTCCGTGCCCGGTCAGTCTGCCTTCATATCCCATACGCCTTAATGCAACATTGACTGTGCCGTCGCTGATTGGCTTGCTCGGATCACTCCGGCCTGCAATTAGCAGCTTGTAGCGGCCAGTCAACTGGTGCACTTTGCGTACTTCTTCAATCGCCTGCCGCGAAAGCGGTACCAAATACGGCGGCACGTTGTCTCCTCCCTTTGCCCTAATTACCTTTTGAAGTTGCTTCACAACTGATGCTGGGATCGTCCAGAGCGCTCCATCCAGGTCGAACTGTGACCATGTTGCATTACGTAATTCACCCGTACGCACGGCAGTCAGCAATAGAAGACGGATTGCGCTCTTCGTGTACTCCGTAATATCGGCCCCCCTCAGAGCCTTAAGGAACTCCTTCAGTTCATGCTGCCTGAGCATCGGGTTATGCTTTTCGGGTGGCTCTTTGGCCGCGACGATATCCAAGTCGGCTGCTGGGTTGACTTCCAAATAGTCAGACGCGATGCCAAAACGGAAGATCTCGTTCAACCAGGTTCGACATTTGCGGGCCACATTGAGCGCCCCCCGCTTTTCAATAATCCGCAAAGTCGCTAGTACATCCGCGCGTTTGACGTCAGCAACAGGAATTTTCCCCAGTGATGGGACCAAATCTTTATCCAGATACAACTTGGCCTGCACAGCAGCGCCCTTTTTTGCCGTTGCCCACCGTGGCAGCTTGAAGGCGTACCACTCATTGGCTACGACTTCGAATGTTTTGACCGCGCTGGATACGGCGGCCCGTTTTTCCTCTTTTCGGGCGGCGCGTGGATCAGTACCTTTGGCTACGAGCGCGCGAGCTTGATCGCGAAACTCGCGAGCCTCTCTAAGGGTAATTTCGGGGTAGGTGCCCAGCGACATGCGCGGCTGTTTACCGTGCCAGGAAAACCTGAAGTGCCACGACTTTGTTCCGTTGGGCGCAACAAACAACGATAAGCCGCCAGTGTCAGCGAGGGTGAATTCTTTTTCGGCCGGTTTGGCCTGACGTACAGCGGTATCAGTGAGAGGCAT